CTTGGGCGGATGCAGATGATCTCAACCATCGTTTGCATCCTTGTTCACTGCGAGACTGCGAATCTAAGGGCTCGAATTCATCAGCTACTTCACTCCATCCCGCGCCTTGCGGTGATCAACGGGTTCTCATCGATGAACAAGAGTGCGGAGGCTTGCGGAGTGTCCCGTGAGTGGATCCGCAGGGGCAGGGACGAATGGTGTGAGCGACTAGGCATTCCGGTTCCCGAGGAGGGCACGAAGGCGGGGTGTAACCGCAGGAAGCTGAAGCTGGCCGCGAAGATCCTCCGGGCCAAGGATGGGGGCGGAGGAGTTGCGACAGTGCAGGGAGTGAAAGCCGAGTTCGCATTGTGGTCCCGCAGGGTTGGAGGAGTGCGCGGCGTGGTCGAGATGGGGAAGAGCGCAGCTTCGGATGTGCTGAATACCCTGCGCCCTATGGCTTCGTTCTACGACGAGGTCCGGCGATCGATCATAGAAGCCTGAACCCCCCACAGCACCCCATCCCCGTCCTCTACGAGCTTGTATCCGAGCTCTTCCGCGTTCGTTGGGCCTACGCATGGGCAGTCTGCGTAGTGCATCTTGTGCTCCAGACACCACTTGTCTTCGCAGCACTCACAGTCTGGAAGTTCGTCAGCGAATACGATTCTTACCCTTTTCATGGCTTGAAGCATTTCACTTGAGTTCTCCTTATCACGCGGACGTCGCCTGTTCTGTTGAACTTCACACAGGCTTCCAGATGCCCCAACAACCTCTCGATGTGCCCGTATCCCCATCTAGAATGGAACACGAGAGCTCCGAGTCGGAATCCTTTGCGTCGCGTCGGTTTTTCAGGTCGGCTTGTTCGAGTAAGCCATGAGTCGGTTTTCTTGGTCATTGTTCGTTCAGGTTTCGTTTCATTTCGGGGGTCATATCTTTGATCCGGATCGTGATGGAGCCGTATCCATCGATCCCGGAGTCCACAACGTAGCTGCGGTAGTATCGATTGCCATCCCCGGCCTCAATCACGCCGGGGTGCGAATCCACCGATAGCTCACGCGTCAGTTCGTTCATCGTCTTGGATCCGACGAATGTGATCAGTTGGATCCCGTGCGTGCTCAGCTTCATGGCGCATCCCGCGGTGAATATCTGCTTCGATATCTCAATGTTCGTTGTCATCGCATTGCGGAATGGGTCGCCTGGCGCTCCAGGAGCCTCGCCTTGAGCTTTTTCAGGGCCGACCGCTCTATCCGGCTGATCGCGGTGTTGTGGCAGCCACAGAAGGCGGCAATCTCCTCCAGCGTGCGCGGCTTGCGCGGGCGGGTGGACAGGATGGCAAGCCCGAGGTCTATTCGCGCGTCTGGCTTCCTGCCCATGGCTATCGAGGGAATTCATCATGGAGCACACCATCGAGCAGCCGTCCGGCGCGCTTGGTGCCGACGCGCCAAGTTTTACCTCCGGGTGGATCAAAGTAATGGTAAAACCGTTTATCGGCGCGCTGTTCCGGCGTTAAACAATCGGGAATGTTTGTCCCGAATGCACCGGGGCACCATTCCCCATGCTGCTTGAAATGAAACGGCACGCCAGCGGCGGCGCATTGGTCCCGGAGTGTTCGCGCCCAATCGGGGTTCATTGGGCGTGCGTGTGCGCCGGATTCCCCGCCGCAAATCACCCAAGGCGTGCGAGGGATTCCGTTGCAGTCATCCAAAAACAAAGAAATATCAACCGGCCCAAGCAACGGCTCGCAGCTTAGGAAATGCACAGCAGCCGGAACTTTGAGTAGCGAAGGAATCCGCTTCTCCGCCATTTCCTGATTTTCCACCGTAGTCCCAATCCACACGTTTGCGGGCGCGGTGCCTTGCAGCCATTCCTTCACGAACGTCCTCAATTCCGACATTCCTGTATCATCCGCTTGATGCCAGACTTGTTTCATGTGAATGCCGATGTTCTCCGGCCTTTTCGTGAGCAGCAGCCAGTCGAGGTTTGGAGTGCGGCGGATGAGGTCGAATAACCGCGCCCGATGCGGAATCAACTCCTCCCTGTCCTCAAACACATCCGCCATGCTCGCGCAAAACACCCGCCGACGCTCCCCCGCCAGTTCCGCCGCCTTGTTCCAGCGAATCGGGTCGTTCCAATGCTTGTCGCTGAAGAATCGACGCTCACCCTTCCATAGCGAATCAAGCCCCGTGCGCTTCGACCACGTTTCGGCGTAGCAGTGAGCGCAGGCCGGTGATACTTTCTCGCATCCCCACCACGTATTAAACGTGTGGTGCGTCCAGCTGATTGCTGAGTCTTTTCCCATAAATTAACCGAATTTGATGATGAGTGCCGTGATGCAAATTATTGCCACGATGAGGATCGCGACTTGCCCGATGAATTCTATTTGATCGTCGCTCATTCGGCTCCTTTCATGGCTGCGTCGATGGCGTTGCGGGCTTGTCGCACCGAGGCTCCGCGATCTCCTTGAGGAAATTCGGGCGGAGCGTTCTGAGTGTTTGCGCGGCATTCTTGAGATGCCGGATTGATTCTATGTTTTTCATTGCGAGTGATTAGATGATCGTTTTCGAAAAACCTTTCCTGGACGCGTCATTCTCGACCGTTTTCTTGAACGCAACCCCAGCAGCGATGTGGTAGCACACGATGCCCTCTGGCCGCATGAAGCCAGGTGATGCAAGGCTTCCATTCTTGCGCAAAAGGTCGAGATGCCATTCGATAGTCGATGTGACAAATGGGCCTCGATACATCAACGGAACGAGATGACAGCAGGAAGGAAGCACTTCTTGGTATTTCTCAATACGTGGGTCTTCTGTGATGATGCGCTGCGGCTCGGTACCGTGAAGGCACCAGCGAGCGACGTTGAATAGGCTCCAGCGCTTTTCTGTCATCCCATATTTGCGCTGGATGCCCTGCCCCCACCACTCGCCGAAGTGGCGGCCTGGCCCGAGCTTCAATAACTCTTCCTTGTTGTCGCGAGCCCAGCTTGCAAATCCGTAATTGTCATCTTCCGGGGTGATCCATCTGGAGCGAGATCCGACGTACATTACGCCGTCCTCGGTGATGCAGATCTGGGCATTTGTGCCATCCAGCTTCTCAGTAATGATGCAGTCGCGAGAGAGTCGCGCTATCTTTGGGAATTCAGTGAATTCGAGTTCGTTATTCATTGTATGTTCAGTGTATGTTCAGTAATTGCCGCCGAGAGCATGTCTCGATGGCAGGTGAGCGTGTAGCTCATGTTCTGCGGGGAATGGAAGGAAAATCTTTCTCGGGCAGTTCTACGCCGCCGAGAAGAGCGACCGGGATTTACTCTTACCCGATTGTCCGCTGTGCTTGTACTTCGCAGTCACGGTCATTTGCCCGGTTGCTTACGGGCGAGATTGGTGAGCGCGGCAGGATTTGAACCTGCATTTCACTACGCCTGTGGAGGTGTCCTGATTAGACGACGCGCTCAAATTATTTGTTGTGACACCCAGCTCTGATTCATGAGGAAGATCCAAACCAGCCGTCGAGCCAGCGATTTAACCTAGCCCCGGATCTCCCGAGGCAACACAACGCCGAGCGTCACGTCGCCGTGCTAGGGCGCAGAAATCGCCGTGTCAATCTTTCGATTTGCCGTCCGGAACAACGGCCGTTAACGCACCGATGACCAGGAACCATCCCCAATGGTCTTTGTCCGCCCCAGATGAGCGAGCCAGCAATGATGAGGCAGGTGAGGGAGACGAGATTGTAAGACAGGAAGCGCATAGTCGAAGTGTAAGTGTATTCTGATTCGCCTGTCGAGCAGCGGCAGCCTCACGCATCGTCATACGCTACTACTGCCACCACTCGGCCTCCTGCGGTATTGCGATCCCGCATGTCTCACACGCCGCAGCCCCGGAGCCGTAGCGCAGTCAAGGAAGGTGTTGCTGCCATATCCACCGGCGCGGACCTCGTCAACTGGCATTATTGCGTGAAATTGTTGCGGTGGTGGTCAAGGAATCTCTTCCCTCAGAGGGCTTGAGGTGTCCTGGGAACCAGCGTTTCGAGTTTTTATTTGGTATTTCACGGAATTAAGGTTGACGTGAGCGGCTCTGGGTAGAACTGACTACTGAAGATGATACGCCAAGCTGAACTTGCCCGCAGATGGGGCGTCTCCCGGGAGTATGTGAGGAAGCTCACGACGAAGGGGATGCCGTTGGACTCAGAAGAAGCCGCTACGGAGTGGCGGGAGGCGAATGCCAGGTCGAGAAAGTCGGCCGGAGGGAAGCGGGCGGCAGAGCAAATGGAGGAGGTTGTGGCGTCGATCGAGCCACCCAAGAGGAAAAGGGGCAGACCGAGGAAGGATGCGTCGAGCGCGGCGGATATGTCGCTGGAGGGGGCACTGAAGTCGGCGATCATGGCACAGATTCAGGCGAAAAAGATGCTCGATGATGCCATGGCGTCCGGAAAGCCCGCTGCGGTCGCGCCAGCGCTCTCGATCCACACGAAGGCTATCGAGGCCCGGTTCGCGGCGGAAAAGGCGTACCGCGAGGAGCAGGCGCAGCGCAGGGTGCTTGTCCCGCTGGCTGAAGCAACGGAGATGTTCAGGAAGGGGTGGGATCTGATGATTGGCAGGCTGAAGCGTCTCCCGCAGGCGAAATGCACGCTCTGTAACCCAGCCGACCCGCGCAGGGCGTTCGATGTGCTTGAGGCGGCAGCGACGGAAATTATCACGGAGGCGCAGAAAATGTATGAGTAATCGACTTGAAGCACTGAGGGAGCTGCAACAGCGGTTCAGGGACGCACTGAGGCCTCCGACCACCGAGAGTGTGGTGAGCTGGGTGGAGGCGAACTGCGACATCCCTACTGGTGCCGTGCAGGGGCGGGCATCGATGACGCTCACTCCGTATCTGAGGGAGCCGCTGGAGCGGATCGGGCAGAAGGACTCAAAGCACCTCGTCCTGGTGTTCGGAACGCAGAGCGGGAAAACCTCGGTCATGCAGCTCGGGATGCTCTATCGGCTGGCCCGGGATCCGCAGGACGCCATGTGGGTGCTTCCGAATGGCGAGCTCGCGAAGTCATTCTCGAAGTCGCGGTGGCAGAAGTTCGTCAGGGCGTGCGCCCAGGCAGCGGCGATGGTCCCTCGATCGGCATCCGGCGAGTTCGACAAGCATCTCTTCGGATTCATGGAGCAGCACTTCTCGTCGATGGTGCTCAACTTTGTAGGCTCCAACTCTCCGGCGAACCTTTCCAGCCGACCCGTAGGGCTGCTGTGGATGGACGAGACGGACAAGTATGGCGACGAGTCGAAGTTCGAGGCAGCGGCGATCAAACTGGCGGAGGAGCGCACGAAGACCTACCCGTTCCCGCTGGTGGTGAAATCGTCCACGCCGACGCTGGCGAACCGGATGATCTGGACCGAGTTCCTGAAGACAGACCAGCGATACTACATGCTCCCATGCCCGCGGTGCGAACGGCGCATCCGGTTGATGTTCACAACGAAGTCGGAGGAGCACGGCGATTGCGGGGTGCGGTGGTGGAGAGAGTCTGAGGAGGAATCGAAGACCGATGGGGCGTGGGACATGGAGAAAGTGGCGAGGAACGCCTTCTATCGCTGTCAGGAGTGCGGAGGAGAGATTCAGGACATCGAGAGGCAGGCAATGCTCAGCGAGGGGATATGGACCCCGACAAACTCGCAGTGCGCCCCGGGCTGGTTCGGGTATCAACTCAGCTCGCTATACTCGATCCTGTCGCAGCAGACGTCGCTGTCGGCCGTGGCAGTTCAGTATCTCACATCCAAGGGGCTGCTGCGCGACATGCAGAACTTCATCAACTCGTGGCTTGCGGAACCGTGGGACGAGTCACGCGGCTACGATCACAAGGAAATCCCGCTGGAGGAGATTACATCGACCCCGGAGGACTCCGTCCCGCTTATGGCCGTGGACGCGCAGGAGGGGCACTACTGGGTGCTGGTGCGGAAGTTCGCCCGCCCGACGCCACAGAAGCCGCACGGCGAGAGCTGGCTGGTGTTTGCGGAGCGCGTGGACACCGAGGACGACATCAAGAAGGTCCAGATCGAATACGGAGTTGCGGACGAGAACGTCACCGTGGATATGGCGAACCGACCGAACGCTGTCGGCCGAATCATACTCAGCTACGGATGGCGCGGCATCTGGGGATCAAACACGAAGGAGTTCTACCACCCAGGGCCGAATGGAACGAGAACCACCAGGATTTACTCACAGGTCCAGTTCCGCGATCCGCTCCTCGGAACCGCATGGGAGAACCGCACTGTCCAGCGCGTGCGATTCGTGAAGTTCTCGAAGAACGGAGCCCTCGATCTCGTGTCGAGCCTGCGCTACGCGGACCCCGTTATCTGGCACGCTTCAATCAACGTGAGCGACCGCTACCAGCGCCACTTGAACTCACGCGTGAAGCGCCAGCAGAAGAATAAGCGCACTGGCAAGGTAGAGTGGACATGGGTTGAGCTTCATCAGGAGAACCATCTCTCGGACTGCGAGAGCCACGTTGCGATCAGGGCGCTCCAGCTCGGGTTGCTTTCGATGCCCGGGGAGACCAGCGCGGCGAACGTGCAGGGGTAGGTCGGATTTTGATTAGACGAACGGTTAGAGTGAATCGGTTGCAGAATCCTTGTTCGCCTGATTCAGTATGCTTGTCAGCGCATCGGCAATCTCCCTCTGGGAGACCTGTTGGCAGAATCCAAGATGCTCAGCCAGTCTCCTCACTTGCTCCAGTTTGGATCTGAGTGCGTCCCGTTCGGCGGCAATACATCCACCACATTCCGCGCCAGTGTGCTCTGCCGTGTTTTGTTGCGGCACGTTAATGTGGTGAATGCAGCGTATCCGCAAAACGTCCGCAGGCGAACAAGTAGCGTCAGGCAAGCGCCCGCTGTCTGTTGGTGGAGTTGGTTCTGGTTCGTTCATTTTATTGTTCGACGGTTCGCGCACAGGTCCGGCGAACTCAACGAAATGCGAGGGCGGGTAGAATAGGTTAAATTTACCCATTCCTGATATGTAGTATTCCAAAGTGGTCCCATTATGAGCCACACTGACCAGTCGCGCTTCTACCCCAGCGAAACGAATCCAATACCATCCCTCTTGGTCTGGCGGTTTTTCGGTCCATGAAAGCGTGAGATTCCGTATCACGTCGCCGATGTCCCTGAAGACTGTCGAGCCGTGAATGACTTGACGCTGCATGGCGTCAAGTGTTTCGAGTGCTTCTTGTGTTTGCATAGTCGTAAATGTCGAACAAATCATCGCACCGAACGCTTCGCGTCGGTGGATTCTGCGTTCGGCACCTCGAGGCGGTCGGGGAATCCCACGCGCTCGCTGACAGCATTGAATTTCTCCGCAACCGCGCGGCCCATGTCCACGCCGAGCACGTATGCCAGCAGGTCGAGGTAGGTCGCTACGTCGGCTACTTCATCGGCGATTTGTTTGTCTGTCGGGCTGAACTTATTTCCGGGCAGCCCGTCGCGTTCTCGGTTGCGCATTTTCAGCAGTGATGCCAGTTCTCCGAGTTCGCCAGCGACGGCGGTGAGCCAGTCTGACGACGACCACGATTCGATTCCTTTGGGATGCCATTTGAGGCAGCGTGCTACGTTCGCTGCACGAAACGCATCGAATGTAAGTGCCGAACCCGTCGATGCAGCCGATGAGGCGGGCTGCGAGCCTTGTGTGTTTTTCATAAATTATTCTCCCGCCTCCCGGCTGATCTCATCGTTCGCCAGCACCGCCTTTGCCGACTCTATCGCAACATCAATGTCGTATCGGTCGCTCACGGAAATAATCAAATCGGCTGCGCGTTCTGCGCTGTAAATCAGGCCAGAAAAGTGGTCGCGGAGACGTTGATTTTCCTCGCGTAATTTGTCCCGGTATTGGCATGATTTAGACCAAAGCCTCCGACATTCGCGCCATTTCTGAATCAGCCATTCTACGGTTGGAACGATGTTTGTGAAATGATCCATTGCTGGGCATTCTTCGTTCACTAGCGCGAGTGCTTTGTCGATTTGGTTTGCGAGTTTAACAGCCTGCTCCTGCGCGGCGCTGGATTCCGCGATGGAACCCATAGCCGCGTGGTGGTCGTCGTCGCAGTTCATTTCCCGCCCTCCATGAAGCCGAGTGTAGGCACTTCGCCTCGCATCCTGCGGTATTCGAGTTCCACACGGAAACTCGCGACTATTTTGCCGCTCGCATTACTCACGGCCTCCGCCGCGTCGGGTGTGATTTCTTTTGCGCGAACGGCGGCGATGGTTTCGCAGAGCACGGCGCGGAGTTCTTGCATGTTCGTTGGTGTGGTCATTTGGTTTTTCGTAATTCTCTTTGCAGTTGGATATGGGTTCGTTTCAGTTGAATGAGTTCGGGCGGGCACTCGCTAACACGCAGGCGCATCTTCTTGGCTACATACGCTGCCGATAGGTTCTCGATTTCGCGGCGATTGCATTCCTTCACGACATCCGGGTGCCGTTCGCGCCACCGCTTGTTTATGGCGTTCTTCTTTGCGCGATTGGCTTTGCTCCACTTGGACCGATATTCGCGGCGGCGTTCCTTATTCTTCGCGTAATTGTCACGCGAGTATTGCCGACACCTTTCGATGTTCTTCAATCTCCACGCTTTCTCGTAGGCGCGTTTCTCGGCATTGATTACTTCGAGTGAGTTCATAAAGGTGGCGAACCAGTCACGGCAGCGGACGTTACGCCGCTGCGTTCAGCGTTAGATGCCGACGCGGTTCTGTATTCGTCGGTTGCAGCCACCACTTCGTCAAACAGTCTATTTTCCTCGTCCGCTGTTTGTGCTTTCGAGTGCGCTTTGATTGCTGCTTCGTAGCGCCGCTTACAGGCATCTAACCATGCGCTGCACCTAACCCGCTCCTGCTGTTCTGCGTTCGATGTGTCTGTGTTCATAGATTGTCTTTCTTGCGCTCCACCGTCTCCGCCGGAGCGGGTAGGTGAGCTTGATTGTTAGTCGCCTTCAGCAGTGCTTCGAAGTCGTCGAGATACCACTCCGCCGCCATTTTCGCCCAAGTCACGAGTGCGCGGGTGTGTTGCCTATCCTCGCTGTCGGACATCACCCCGCCAAGAAGGTGGCAGCGGTCGTCGCGGCCCTCCACGAGATTGAGGATGAACAGCGTGCGGTCGGGATGTCCACGAAGCCGCCCCAGCCACCGCCGCGACTCTGCTTCGAAAGTCCACTCAAGGCGACTAACCACGCGCTGCAGCGAACGCGCCTCCTGTTCGTCCGGCGCTTTAGCCGATTCATCCGCAGCCTCCCGCCTACCGCACTGGGTGCATTCGTAGGCGAGCACCATATTGCACGCGGCATATCCATCGCCGCATTCACACGGCCCGCCAAGGACCGCAGGCTGCTTTGGTTTCCGTTCGTTCGTCATATTGTCTCCCGCGTCGCTGAGCTTGGGTCGTTCGACACAAAGCTCAGGTCTATCGCGCACTCACCAAATCCGCATGAGAGCGTGTAGGCTTTTCGCCCGTGGTTTTTCATTTCGCCATCGTCCGTGAGTCGCAGCGCGTATTCCGTCGTCACGTCTTTCAGCACCGTCGCATGGTCTGACACAGTTTCAGCCCACGGCACAGCTATCAGGTCGAAGTCGCGGGCGAGGCTTCCGTGGCACGCGAGCGCGTAGCCGTGGCAGTGGAAAATTGCCGCGAGGCCGGGATACATAGCGGCGGCGTAGGCTGGCCCGAAGTTTGGTTTGAGTTGGTCTTTCGTTTTCATCGGTGAATGTGCCGAACCAGTCAGTGCAGCGAACCCTCCTCCGTCGGGTCGCTGACTTCTGCGTTCTGATTCCTGAGTGCGTTTATTTCCGCCTTGAGCCTTCTGACCTCCCCTGCCTCACGCGGCGAACAGGTGCCTATTCCTTTCCTTGTGATTTGCCGCGCTTTATCGCCAACAGTTTCAAATATCTGAGCGAAGCCTAACGCAAGGATTTGATCTGCCTGCTCGCGCGACATCCATTCGCTGTGAATAGGACGAATGATTTCAACCGAGCAGTCGTAATGATCCCAAGTTGTATCGGTCGCACCCCACAAAAATCCTGTGTCAGTGCATTTTCCCGTGTCGCACCCAAGTATCATGTTTACCGTGTCGAATAGCTCCATATCCAGTCCGTCGGCAGCAAAGAGCTTTTCGGCTAGGGAATCAGAACCCATCACAGCAGGCGAACCCGCCGTTTCTGGTTTCTTTTGGGGTTGGTTAGTATCAGTCATTTTTCGTGTTGGTTGCGCGTTCCCTCGGCGGGTTCGCTGTGTTTGTCGTTCGGCGGACCATCCTGCGCGCGCCACCTTTTCAGCCGCGAGAGCCTTTCGCCCTCGTATCTGCCCTGCATGACTACGCCTCGCTTTACTTCAAGCAGACCGCTGCCATCGCAGCCGAGGCACCACGTTTCGTCGTGGCCGTCGTGTGTGTTCTTTGGGTGGTCGGGATGCTCGGGATTTGTGATTTGCCCGCCTCCGTCGCAGAGCGGACACGAAACTGGCGAAAAAGGCGCTGCTCCCAATTCGTCGGGCGTTGCAGTTTTCTCTGTCATTGTTGCTCCTTTCCGCCCTCCTTCTTGACTGGCAATTTCCTGAGCAGGGACCGCTTGATCCAGCGCAGCTTCGGCGGCCTTTGCTGCTCCATGAGCGGGCGAGAAGCAGATCTTCGCGATGGCCGAACCACGGGTAGCTCCAGCTCCTCGCCGCGCACTTTTATCTGCAAAGCATCGGCGATCACGCCGCGCAGTCTGCGTCCGTTCTGGATGAACGAAACGCGATCTCCGGGAAGCAGCTTGGTCATGCCAGGCCCTCCCATGCGGCGATGATTGCGTCAATCGCTGCGGCTTCTTCGTTTTTAGCGGCACCACTTGGATGCCATTCCGCAACTGTTTCGAGTGAATCAATCGCCGCAATCGTAGCTTTCCATCCTGCCTCTGCGGGTCCGGCGCATGAGGCAATAAAATCTGCATTAGGTGAAAATTGATCGCACTCAGGGCTTGAATCTGGCAAATCGCAAACCATATTCCCGTTATTCTTGCTATTCTCGCATAAAATAGCCGTCCCATATATTGACTGCCGTTTCCATTGGCCTTGCGTCCGCTTCTCAGCAATCGCCAAAAGCTCAACGCACTTCGCGCGGATTGCACTCAGCTTCTTCTTGGTTGTCATAGCATCCCGACCCATTTTGCGATCAGCGCGAGGATCGCAATGATTACAGAGCCCTGGAATGAGCGTCGGACCATGTTTGACAATTTCGTTGGGTGGTATCCCCATCTACTCGCCCATGCCTCGAACAAGGACGCAATGAATACGGACATCCACATCGGAATCTTCGGCGCGTGGACTCCGTATTTCCCAAGGACCCACGTGAACAGAAACATGAGAATGGTCGCCTCGATTGCGGATGCGGTGATCCTTACTGCCGGAGTGTTTGCGTCGTTGTTCATTGCGCGAAGGATTCACATGCTTCAAGGATCTTCTCGGCCTCAAGGCGCAGCCTGTCGTTGTCGGACTTGAGGAACGGCATGCAGCGCGTGCGGTGAAGCATTGCGAGCTCAGCCTTCGACAGAGTCCCGAGCTTTCGCCCGTTCATCTGCTTGTTCTTCAGTTCGGTGATCACGTAGTCCTGCCACGGAACTCCGATCTGGAGCGGCGGCTCGACGTCCGGAGCGGGTTCGGTTTCCTGCTGTTTGATCTGCTTGGCCTTCGCGGGCTTCGCGTCTCCCATCGGGATATCGTCCTGCTCCAACACAAGCACTGCCTCTTTCGTCTCCGAGTGCGCGATATCTGAAGCGGCACCCAGCAGCTCACGACGCTTCTCGGGGTCTGTCTCGTCGAGCGCGGCCTTCCGCAACTCTTCGGCAGTCTGCTTCTTCACCAGCCCTGAAAGCGGTGATTCATCGCTGATTTCCTCCGGCGTATAGACCCCGGTGACGAGCTGTGGTGCCACCAGTCGGATTCCCTCGGTGATCACGCGGGCGGTGAGCATCTGTCGCGGTGACTGCGCCCAGTTCTTCTTCAGGTTTCCGTCGCTGCCCGTCGTAAGCCCCTTGGCGTCGCAGTCAGCGAATGTGCGGATGATGGTTTCCTCGCCCGGGTGCGACAGCTTGGCAATGGTCGTGTAGAGGCCCGTGCGCTCCCCTGCCGGGGCTGAGCATAGCTTCCACACCGCAAGGAACCGCTGGTTGGCGCGGTCGATGTGCTCCTGCCCTACCGTCACTGTCTTCGAGATAAACGTAGCGCCCACCATGTCATCATCGCGGATGTGAAAGATGACGCGGCCGCCGTCGTTGAGGAACTCCGCAAGCATGGCGTCTGCGCGCATAGAGGGCTTGCCCTCGATGACGTGGTATCGCTTCATGGCAGAGATCGGCGTCATGCCTTCGCTCTGGCACAGGAGCATCAGTCCAAAGACCGCGTCCGGTGACGTTTTTCCTCCCATCAAGCCGCTTCGGGCAAGTTTCTCGCTGATGGTTGCGATTGTTTCGAGTGTGTATTGTTCGTTCATGGTGTGTTATTGCCAGGTTTGTTCGTCCGGGTGGAGTCCTCCATCGTTATCGGATGGTGGTGGTGGAGGTGGTGCCGATTGTCGGCGTTGTTGTGGTTGGCGAGCTTGTCGCTGTGAGTCTTTCTTTCGGAAGCTGTGCGAATACCAGGTCTTCTTCGAAGGGTCGTGGTTGGGCTGCTTGGGGTGGTTCTTGACCCACGTGTCCATCCAGTATTCTTCCCCGTCGATCATGACGGAACCTGTGATGTTCGGGTCGTTCTTCCCTTCGCGGCGTCTGTCGTTCGGGAACGACGATCCGCTGTTGTCTCGTTTTTCGCTCATACGCCCCTCCTCTTCGCGACATCGGGAACTCTCTCAACCTTGACCCCAGGTAGTGTTTGCCCGGAGTCGATCGCAGCGCGGATCATCCGCAGATCAGGTTCAAGCCGCACGAACATCGGATGCGCAGCGTAGAGCGCCTTGATGTCCGTGACGGTGATCTCCGTCTTCATCCGGATGCCCTCCAGATGTTCTGGAATCGGGGCGACGACCACGGCTTTCGCTGGTGCCTCATTGGCGGTTTCCGCGAGGATCTCCGCCTCCAGCTTTGCCGCCTCGTCTCCGGACTGCTCGGCCTCACGCTGCTTTTTCTCAGCTTCAGCGATTGCCTTCCGCCGCTCGCGCTCTTCTTCCTCGGCCTTTCGCTGCGCCGCTGCCGCCTCCTCCTGCGCTTTTCGAAGTTGTTCGGCGTCGAACCCTGCTGCGATTCGGCTGAGCCGCTTCCGTTCCGAGTCCAGCGATGCCACATGCTCCCTGCTGAGTGCGTCGAGCTTCTGGCAGATTTCGAGGAACGGCGCTTTTGCAGCGACCCGCGCTTTCTCGAAGTCCTTCATGTGGGTGTCGATTCTCGCGATCACGGCTTTCGCCGCGGTGGACTCTTCCGGGGATTTTACCTCGGTGATTTCAGACGAAGCCATGGTGAGCGTTTTCTTCGCTTCCGCGGCTGATTCAGACAGCGTTATCTGGCTGTCGGGGGTGGATGTTTTGATCAGTGTCATTGTTTTGTTTTTGTCAGTGTAAGCTGCTCGCGAACTTGTCGTCGAGCGAGCTGTTTTCATCATTTATCGGAAAGAAGTGCAACGAAAATAATCGTTGACGTGAAAGTTTTGTTCTGCAATTCATCGCCCATCGAGCAATCGATCGGCCTGAGAAACCGCACGGGATAACATCAATTCGAGTAACATTTTGGCCCATCTAGGAAGTCGGGCGGAGAACCCAAAGAGCGTGGAGACACGCCGCCTGTGAAATTCTCTCTCCGACCGATTTCCTTGATGGGCCGTTTTATTGCTTATGAAAACTGAAATCTTGAATAGCTCGGTGTGTCCGCTGACCACTGAGGAAATAATTGGGATAATGGATAAATACTGCATGTCTCCCTTCCCGTTTTTCACCCGCGCTGAACATGCTTGCGACTTTGTGAACTTTTGCGAGAGCTACGAAATACAAATCGACTCGACCGAGCGTGTCACGGCACTGATAGCCCGGGCGCATGAGCGCATGAAGGAGGCGGGGTTCGTGGTCTTTCCGGCCACCCGCATCGAGAGGAATGCAGATGTTCACGAGGATAGGATGGTGTTTCTTTTCGGGGAGGCAACGCTATGAGCCGCTTTCGCACAATCGGAGGGGAGACCCCGCTCCTCCTTCTCCCTCAACTCGCAGTTGAAATCGGGGTCAATGAGGCGCTCGTGCTCCAGCAGATAGCCTACCTCCTTCAGCAGCCACGAACAGGGCGCGTCATCGATGGTGAGCTTTGGGTTTTTAATTCGATAGATGAATGGCAGGCTCAGTATTTCCCGTTTCTGAGCGTCCCGACACTGAACCGCGTCATGGCTGAATTGAAGGAGCGCGGACTGCTCATCACATGCCAGCCGGAGAAGTTCAACCGCAGGTGCTATTATCGAATCGACTGGGATGCTATCGAGGTGCTTGAAGAAAGGATCGATAGGCGCACCCATTCTATCAGATTGATAGAATCATGTGATGATCAAATTGATCAACCCATTCTATCAAAACGAGAGACTCCCTATATAGGTACAAAGACTTCTTCAAATAGTTCTGGAGAACAAAAGAAAAAAATACAAGAAGGGGAAGTGGCTACTGATGGAAGAACCACATCAACCGTAGGAACAAAATGCAGTGACAAAACCCCCAGTGTCGCCGACCCCCTTTTGCTGGACGCGCCACCGAGGCGGTTCTCGCCACCGAGGCTCGATGAGGCTGAAGGCTACTTCAAGGCTCTTGGTCTGAACGGAGCGTCGCAGCAGCAGGCCGAGGCTTTCGTGAATCACCACGCGGCCCGCGGTTGGATGCTTGGTCGGACGAAGATGAAGGACTGGAAGGCGGCGGCCCGGACTTGGAAGATGAACTTCGAACGGTTTAACGCGCCTGCGAGCCCCGTGGTCGCGTCGCCAGCGAAAATGGCTGCGGAGCGCCAGATGTCGGAAAAAGAGAAGAGGGATGCTTACCAGCGTGAGCTGGAGGCCCGTTTGCTGAAGCAGGGAGGTGCCAAGTGAGCTCCGCAATCCGATATTCAAACGAGGAAGCTGAGAAGCATTTGCTCGGATCGATCATGCACGCCCCGCATGAGTGCCTTATCGTCGTCGAACAGATGGGCGCTGACGAGGGATGGTTTTCCCAGAACGCAACGAACAAATTCATCTACCTCGCTCTGAGGGAGTATGTGATCTCTGGCGGAGCATTGAGTGGGCACGCGATCGATACCGTGGTGTTTCTGCGGTTCCTTCACAGCAAGGGGCACACGCACATCGACTTCTCGATGATCTTCGGGATCATGTCGTCGGTAGCGTTCGCTCACAACGTCCGCGAGTATGCGGAGATCGTCAGGGACATGTACGTGGTTCGCACGGCCCGCGAGGCATGTCTTGGCATCCTGGCCGGAATCGAATCCAGGGCTCAGACTGCCGCGGAGATTTGTTCCGAGCTTGCCGTGGCTGCCGCAACCGCTGGGATGTGCGCTGCCGGAAGGAGTCGCCAGACCACCACTGAGGCTGCTGTTGACGACATCATCCGCGACATCGAATCCGGGAACTCGCAGGCCATCTTCGGTATGCCCACCGGATTTGGTGCGCTCGATGAGCAGATTGGGGGATTCCAGAAGGGCGACATGATTCTAATCCGCGGAGCGCGCGGGAGTGGAAAGAGCGCGTTTGCTCTGAATCTCGCAGAGGCATTTGACAGGGCTCACAAGCTCGGCACTGCCTACTTCACCTACGAGATGACCGTGCGCCAGCAGGTGTCTCGGCTCATTCAGCTTCGCGGAAGGACGAACATCAAGGACTACATGAAGTCCCGCGGCGACCTCCTGCACGAGAAGGGTGCTCTCGGGCTAATCAAGCATGGGGCCGAAAGCGTGAAGAACTCGAAGATCGAATTCATCGAGGAGCGCCCAGCCACGATCGAGTCGGTGATCCAGCGCACTCGGATCCGGGCCAGCAGGGGGGACCTCGGGCTCGCCGTGTTGGATTACGACGAACTCCTCACGCTTCCTCCGAAGGTTTCGAAGGAGGAGGGGTTGTCTGAAATCTCCGCGTCCTGGAAGAAGGTGGCTGGAGAACTCGGGATCACGACGATTCTGCTGTCGCAGGTTACGGAGAGCAAGGACGGGGTGTTGAAGGCTCGCTACTCGCAGGCGAAGGAGAACTTCGCGAACATCATCCTGACTGTAACCGAGAACGAGGACGGATCACGTTCCGTCTCGATCGACAAGAATCGCGACGGCGCGCGCGGTGCGGTGGTTCCTTTCGACTTCCTTGGAAAAATCAGCATGTTCACATGCCGATAATGTTGACAGCGCTGCTGTCGATATGTAATCGCCGATCAAATGACTGATACTGACTCTGAAATTTTCGAAGTAGTGCGAAACCTATTCGCCTCCCTTACGACGCCAGCGTTGCCGCCGATCATCTCTCGGGTGAAGAATGGATACGCCGTTGAGGTGTCCCCGGAGGATCAGGGGCGGGTGATTGGGAAGCACGGTAAGACGATCTGGGCTATTTCGGCGGTTGTTACCGCTGCATCTGTTCGACGGACCGAGAAGCAGACTCCGGTGAAGTTGCTGGACCCAAAGAAACGATCCAGCGGGATCCAGTTGCCGTACCGGCCGAACCCAGAGTGGAACCGCGCGATCGTCGATCTGATGATGGAGGCTTTCGAGAAATGCTTCATCCAGATGCGATGGAGCATAACAGACTCCGACGAAACGCACTCCGAAATCACCATCTACGCGGAAGGCATCGATGACTCGATCTGCCATGCCGTTGATATCAGGGAGGCGATTGAGGTGATCGTCCGCGCTGCCGGGATGGCGAACGGCGCAGTTTTAACAGTAAAATTCAAATGAGCGAATCGACATTATTCAGAGCAGGCGACGTAGTGGATCATCTACCGACTGGTGAGCGATGGCAGTTGGCCATCGATCAAATCGGACCTCACGTGTTTCCGTGCGGGATGCCAGTGGTTCGTGCGCAGGCGATAGACTGCGAGGCTGTCACCAGGGCTTCCGACGACGAGCGAAAGATCATGCTGCTCGCGATCTCCCGCTCGGATCGCCGCGACATCGACATCCGCAGCGAGCACGCCCGCGGGGTTCTTGCAGTCGAATACACGGAGGATCTTTCCGCCGAGGTCAACGCATGGAGAGACGCCGCAATCGCCGCAATCCACGAGCTCGTCGGATTTGTGTGCGCTTCGAACTCCAAGAAGGAGAACAAGGCAAGGGCGAAAGAGCTTGCGTCCGGACTCGGTATCGAATTGAAGGAGTAGCCGTGAAGAAAAACGCTGAACTTACCACTGAATCTGACGCTGAAGAAGTGACCCTCGAAGGAATGCGGCTCACGAAGGTAGGGCGCGGGCAATACCTGGCCCACTCGATGAGTAAGCCAGAAGTGGCATACATGGTGGATGTTTCGCACTACGGAGGGCTGGGGAGCTGCACATGTGTCGATTTCGTCGCCCGCAGGAAACCGCGCTGGAGCGAAGTGCGAAAGCCGCGTGACACGTTTCGCTGCAAGCACATTCGACGCGTGAGGAACTACATCCTCGATGCAATCATCGGGCATTACGCGAAGCAGCCGCGCAGAGCAGGGGAGGCTGACTGATTTTCAACAACCCGACCGCTGGCGGGAAAACCAGCGACCAAAACAAACATGAGCTCGCGTTACGAAAAAGCGGACAAAGAAACACTGGCGATCGTCAAGGCGCTGGTGAAGGAGTTCCACAAGGACCTTGATACACAGGACGTAAAAATCGACGTAATCATGGCGTTCGCGCCGGAGAACGACGGCGGTGAGAAAGTCGGCTGCGCTGTGCGCTTGCACGGCTATCAGGCCAACGCGCTCACCGGGATCGTGAACCTGAAGAACCGGGTGATGGGGCGCGGAGACGCGGAGATCATCCTCGACGGCGACATCTGGGAGTCGCTCACTGACGAGAACAAGAAGGCGATCCTAGATCACCAACTTCAGTTCCTTGCGGTGCGCCGCAATCACGCCGGAGAGGTTCTCGTGGATACGCACGGGCGGCCTAAGCTGTCGATGCGGAAGCATGACCGCCAGTTCGGATGGTTCGACGCTGTTGCGAAGCGCCACGGTGAAAGCAGTATCGAGGTTAAGCAGGCGAAGACGATCTTCGACGAGGCTGGGCAGGTGTACTTCGGGTTCCTGCAACCCGCGCTTCCAGGAATTGAAGGAGGTGCAGAGTGAGCCGCTTCACGGATGCATGCGGAACACCATACGTCGCCGAGCGCGAAAGCTGGAGGGCCAGCAGGGAGGTGATCAAGGGCCAGCGCGGCAGCGGATTCACCGTGCGCCGAGTAGGACCGCGCCCTGTGGACATTAAGCGCGCGAAGCGTGCCGCAAGGCGCGCTGCCGCATCTATTGTGACCCAATGACCTCGCGCACTATCATCGGCATCGACCCCGGTGCTTCCGGAGGGTTCGCATGGTCGAACCGAATCGGGGTTCAGGTGATTCCGATGCCGGACACGCGGCGCGGGGTGATCGACGCGGTGAAACTTATACTCGAAGAAAACGCCACGGGAGGCAGTGACGGTGCCCCCGTGGCGTACATCGAGAAAATCACGGGATTCATCCCGGACGGAGGGGCTTCGCAGATGTTTGAATTCGGGCGCTCTGTGGAGCGCGTCGGGTGCATCGTTGAGGCTCTTGGGATTCGCATCATAGAGGTAACTCCTCAAGTGTGGCAGAAGTCACTGTCCCTGGGCGGCAAGGGGCTTCTGCGGGCGACTCCGGAGATGACCCCCGATGAGCGCAAGGGCATCAAGTCTCACAACGCGCTGCTGAAGCGCCAGTGGAAGTCGAAGTTGAAGGGCGAGGCGGAGCGTCGGTTCCCGATGTGCAACGTGACGCTCAAGACGTGCGACGCGCTCTTGATCCTCGACTACGGAATATCGCAGGAGAGGGGTATGATGCTGTGAAACGCACGCGATTGAAGTCTGTTTCGAAGAAGCGACAGAGGCAGAACCAGGAGTATAACAAGGTCCGCGATGTGTTCCTGAAGGAGAATCCGAAGTGCATGGCGTGCGTGAATGGTGTGTGCTCCGGGAAAGCCACGGAGATTCATCACAAGCGCGGCAGGGTTGGTCGGCTTCTGTGTGACGCGAGGTTCTTCCTTGCGATCTGCCGACCGTGCCACAACTGGATCGGAGACAACGGGGCTGATGCGAGAAGATTGGGGTTGCTTGCGGTGGCGTCTGAGTTCAATGTGAGTGCTCCGTAGTTGCAGATAGCGTCAGCCGAAGGTGCGCGCGAGGGGTCTTAATTGTTCCTGCATAGTGGCGACCGTGAACGCCATCTCGAACATCGGTTTCACGAATTGTCTGGGTCCAAAAACAAAAGGCCGGGGATTTCTCCCCGGCCTTTCTTTCTTTTCGGTTAGTAGCGTCTCATGTTGCTCATTTTGTGGTTAATCTTCCTCCGCTGCCTTGCGGATCGACTTAAGGATGTCCTGCCCGAGCCCTCCCTTTTTGGCATACTCATAGGCGACATCGGAAATCTCGTGAATGAGTTTCCGTGCAGCCAGAAGCACCACGAGTTCATTCTCTTCGCACTCAGAAAGAGGCCCTCGCTCCTTCTTGAGCGCCTGCTCGAAGCAGATTCGATCGAGTATCGGCAGTGGTACCGACGAGATCCTCATCAATGCCGTCGTGATTGTCAGCGCTGCCATATGTTTGAACAGGTCGTATCCTTTGGACTCGAACAGTTCGGTCACTTTTATCTGATCCGGGGAGAATACATCCAGGTTTGTTGGGTCCATATTAGTAGAGTTCCATTTCATAGACGTAGCGCCCGGAGATCGGGCACTTGTCGTTGTCTGCCTCGGAGAGATCGATGTCTGCTCCGTCGGCGTTTGCTTTCTGAATAGCCTCGACGCGCTCCTTTTTCTTCATGCGCGGCCACTCAAATTCAGCTATCCATTTGTCGTGTTGTAGCTCGGCGCACTCGTAGCACACGTTGTCGTGATAGGCGATGGCGAGACCGCCAGCTCCGGAGTATTTCGTGTGGTATATGTCGGCTGGAGTGAATCGCTTCTTGCAGCACTCGCACAGCATTGTGATTGCGTTCCGCTTTTCGAGCGGAGCTGCTTCGTGCATCGCTGATAGAACCTTGAGTGCGAACCCAGCGTTGAACTCCTTGGTGAACTGGTCGATATCATCCTGGGTTCTGACCCAGAACGTGTCCCCTTTCTCCTCGGAGATCGCAATCTCGATGCCAACGATATTGGCGGTGCTCAGCATCTCTTTGCCGATGCGGCCGGAGATGCGGTTCTGAGCGAACATCAGTGAGTGATCCGGGTGTGTGAGTATGGCGTTCCACTCCCAGAAGCAGCCATCGTATCCGCCGCCCTTGAATATGGCGGCAAAGACCGGAAGAGGCTCGCTCACTTCTCGTCCCGTTTGTCGCGGAACTTCCGCTGGTCGTTGAATTGGCGCAGGTATTCCCGCAGCGGATTGGTCGGCCGTTTCGTGAACAGCAGTCGGAGCCATTTGAAGAAGCGTTTCATTATTCGAACGTGATCTTCCGTGCGCTCGCGTCAATAACGAGTTCGGAGATGGACTCACGCGCCGTCTCCATTTTCGCCCTGATGCTTGCGCGAAGTGTGTCGTCCGAAGACAGTGCCTTCACGTCCACGCCGGAGACGATCGAGTTGAGCTTCTCGACCTCCAGGTTGAGCAGCTCGTCGTTGCAGATGTTGCGCTTCTTGAAGTCCTCGATGAACTGCTGGATCTTCGTGACGTTCGACGCGTAGAACCGCTTCTTCTCGCCGCCCTCTTTTGGTGTGAGGGCGTCTGCAAGGTTCCCGACGAGTTCCATGATGGTCTCGCGCAGGAGCAGCACGCCATTGGCTTCGATTTGCTTCCATGCCTTCTCGGCTTTCTCCCGAGCCCTCTCGTAGATCGCGATGTCGAACTGCTTGAGCTGATCGGGAACTCCGAATGCCATCCAGTCGTATTTGAACTGGAACGTGTTCCGGAGCGTCTCCGCGGGCTTGTAGTCAGCCGCGTTGAACAGCGGTCCAAGGCGCTCCTTGGCGGCCTCGATTGCGCGCGGCCAGTCCGCGATGAACGCATCGACCTTATCGGCGAGCTCCTTCTCGGTCTTTGTCGCCAGCGCCTCGATCTCGGGGATTCGCATCACATCGACCACGTGCGATGACGCGAAGTTGATGTGCGGGATTCCGTAGTTGGCGAAATCGCTCCTGCGGTCGTTGATGAAGCTCATGAGCTCATCATACGCCGCGCTATCGAACAGCGGCTTCTCCGCGCCGATGACGCCTTTGACGTCGTCCGGCTGTGTGATGACCAGTCGCCGCTCTGCCGGGGTAAGGCGCTTTGTCTTCGCGTGCGATCCCTCAAACGAGACCTTCACTACAATGCGGCCCGTGAGCTCCGCGCTGATGTCAGCAGTCTTGGAGACCACTTCGCGGATGCGCTCACGCTCTTCCTCGCGCTGCTTGCGCTCTGCCTCCTTGCGGGCAGCCTCCTCCTCGTTCATCACCTGGCACTCGGCCTGGATGTCGGGGTGCCACATCTCATCGATGGGGTTTCCTGGGGTGTAGTTCTTGCGTGCGTATTCTTGGAACTTAGTCATAGGTTGTTTCAGTGTTGTTGATCCTTCGGCGCAATCGATGTCGCGTCGTCGGTGTTCGGGAGGATGTCGCTGAGTGTATCTGGGAGATCCTGTCTCTCGATCACATCAGCAGTTGGTGATAGTAGCTGCCTCAGCAGCGCGACAGCGAGTGAAAACCTTTCCTGGCTCACTCGCTTCGGCTTATTGAATGCCGCCACGATGCGGTGCGTGTCCGGATCGACCCGCTCCGCGAGGGTAACGTGCGGTGCCAGCGTTTTTCTTTCATCATGGTGTGGGACCAGCGGGGCGATGATTCCGAGCATGGTGAGGGCTTCCAGCGCGCATTCCGGGGTGTCGCATACGAACAGGAGCCTCGGGTTCTCGTTGTCGATCGACCCGAACACCCCGATCTCCACTGGTCCTGTCGGGCATCCGGGCTCCAGCTCGTAGTCTGGATCGCATTGGAATGCCTCGGTGACGCGCCCGTGCAGGTAAGGGGCAAGACCTGGAGGCTTGTATCGCCGGATGGTGCATAGCTCGATCTTCGTGTATCCGCCAGGTGGGCAGGCGAAGTTCTCGAATGTTTTTCGGAACGGTATCATACCTGCACGCTCCATCCAATCGCCTTGGCGACTCGTTCTGTGTCCGCGTCTCCGCGTCCCGACATCCGCTTAATGATCTTTTTCTCATGCAGGATTTCATACACCGTGTCGGAGCGCGGGATAGCCCACCGCCCTCCTTCTGCGATCATTCCGAGGAGTCTGCGTAGCCATTGACGTGCGGCTTCTGAGTCTGGGTCGAGGTATGATTTGCTCATATCGCGGTCCCGTATGCGTCGCACTCGGCGCAGATGGTATTTCCCGCCTCATCCGTGCGCGACACCTGAACGTCAGACTTCATACACTTATCACACAGGTCGTCGCCCTCGGGGAAGTCCTCTGGCCCAACGCGAGGGACGCCTCCGACTTCAAGGTATGCGCCTGTATCGTCGCCTTTCTTGTCGATCTCGATAAGCGCGACGCCGTCATCATCGATGCCGATGCTGCTCTCTGGGTGCAGTGTGCTTGCCCAGTCGATTAGTTTCTTGCGGTCGATCATTTGACTTCCTTGGCGGCGGCGATGGATTTGCGGGCCAGCATGATGCCATGTTCCATTATGACCCCAGTTTCATGCTCGGTCATGTCCATGTAGGATTCCAGTTCCTCCAGTGCATCCAGTAGCGGAATGAAGTTGTTCACGCAATGGACGATGAGGGTGGCGTTGGTTGGGTGCGTGAGTAGTACGATCTCTGCGAGCCCTTCGCGATCGTTAATCCCGACCGAGCACCATTCTCGCTCGGTGCCGATGTGATCCAGAAGCATTTGTGCCTGGTCCTTCATTGACACCATCCCGTCGTCGATCGCTAGTGGGGTGATTTGCTTGAGTTTGCTTGCGATCATAAGTCTTTCTTTTTGGTTTCCTTGCTCTCGGAGACCACCGCTTTTATCAGCTCGCCATTCTGATACGTGATCATAATGCTCTGAAACTCGGTGACTTCGATGGTCACAATGTTGCCCGGTTTCCCGTCAACTGGGAATTTCCAAGCTGCGTATATCGTGGCCTTCCCGAGCTTGATTGCCGTCAGTTCGTGACCGTTGGCATCCGTGTCATACGGGTAGGCATATCTTTTTACGTCAGCGTCCGGCTTGCCGTATTTCTCGGAGATCAGGTCGCGAACAGAGTCGAATTTCTCCAGGAGTTCGCTTGGTCGAGTGTCGATGCTGATTCTGGCCGTGTGGAATCTCTCCGCGGAGTCGAATCCGAGTACCCAGAATTTCGCCGGGAACCCCGCGAACTCACCGCCCTTGAAGGTTTCAACGGTCGGTTTTGTCGCAGGCTCTTTTTCAACCCCTGGACGGGAGAGCATCATCTCAACGGCTTCCTGTTTGCGAGTTCCCCAAGGAATGTTCAGGAACCCGGCCAAAGTTGCGGATTGCTTTTGCTTTGCCGATGCTTGCGTTTTCGCAGCTTTGTCGGCGAGCAGGACCGGCCAATTCGGGTTATTCATAATCGGGTCATTGGAGGTTTCGGCTATTCTCTTTAACCGCATGAATTCTGCATGGATGGGGCTCCCTGCAATTTTGAGATCCGGGTGCTTCGCCGCAGCTTGGCTGATTGCGCTTGTGGACTGCGCAATAGCGGCGATTGGTGATATCACGGCAAGGGCGTAGATGATATGTGCTTTCATAATCAGTGCTGATGCCCTTCCCCGCCATGGACGTGCATCCCGGTATCCCGGTGTGCGTGCGGCAGATTGGCGCGAGTGTTCGCTCCCTTTCCTGCGTTGAGCCCGATGATCAGGTCCCGCAGCAGGGCTTCTCCCTTGGAATGGATCGGCATGGCGATCTTTCCGCTCTGGGTTTTCACAGTGCCGTCCTCAAGGACGGCGTGTGTGAAGATGGTGCCCTTCGGCGCTTTGTCGAGTTGTTCGATTTTCATAGTTTTCCTTTCAGGTATTTGACGAGCCGCTTGCGAATCTTGTCGCGAGACGGGTATTTATCGAGCTTCAGTGCTTCGATTATGTCTGAGGTGGGTTCGGAGTCCTTCGTGATCCACTGGCTGATGCAGCAGGCGGCCATGTGGCCGACGGCGTCGATTGCGCCAAGGTCGTATTCTGCGTACGCTTCGCTTATCTCATTCTTCCTGTCTCCCGATTCGTCGTATAATGACGCATCCAGTGCGTAGCTCGCAATCTCTGCGATCAGATGCACTTTTTCTTGGATCGTCATTCCGGAAGTCACGGACTTCATTGTTGCTGTGGCTCCTTGAAGTAGGCCAGCGCGCATGTGCTCTTGAACCCGACGACTACGAGCTTCTCTTCGTTGCCGACGAGATTCTCATTCACGGACTTCTTGAGGTGGTGCATCACCCACCAGCCCTTCGGGGCGAAGTAGTAGGCGAGCAACTGCTCGTCCTCTGCGATCGGCATAGAGCAGATCGGGCATGTTTGTTTGTGCTTTGGCATGGTCGTTATTGGTATGTGACGTAAGTTCCGTTCGGGAGTTGCCCGAACTTGAACCCCATCTTTTTTGCTGCCTGCGCCGCAACCTGTACGGCGTAGGATTTCTTCACTGAGTTCACGCTCAGTGTCTTGGAGGCGGTGAGCACACCGTTAATGTAGCTCCCAGTCTCATACATCCCGGTCTCCTTGTTCCGGCCCGAGAAGTTGATCTGCCCTGCGATCTCTCGCACGGCGAATCCCATCTCCTCAAGGGCGGCTTTCAGGGTTGCGGGGTCTTTCGCTTCGAGAGTTGTTTCCATCGAAGACATCGTGAAACAAGGAATGGCCCTATCCTTCCTTTCTTGGTGTGCGGCGACGCGTGATCCCTGCCTGCTCAAGCGCGTATCTGGAATCGAAGACTTCGTCCATCAGCGGCGAGTAGTCTCCAAGCTGGAAGTCTTCGATGCAGAAGAGCAAGTCGTCGAGATTGCCCCCGAGACTCGCCTTCTCCTTCTCAAGCTTCTCGATTTGGCGGTACAGCGCCGTGACTACTTCCGCAATCGTCGGGTCATGCGAATATCCTTTTCCATTGATCGCGTTCTCCAGCCTGAATCGCTGCGTGGAGTTCAGCCCGCAGCGATCTGCGATCTGCTTAACTGTCTTCTTATGCGCCGCGTCCGATAACGCGGTTTTATGTGTCTTACCGTTTGCCATGGTGTTATTTCAGTTTCCTGCCGAACACCGACTCGATCATGTCGAGTGGTGCTGTGGTCGTGAACTCCTCGTTCGAGGCGATAAACGCGACCACTTTGGCTGTTGATGATAGTCGAAGCACGCGCTTCTCCAGCGCGATGACGTACCTCGCGACTTCGACTGCTGGTTTGCCATTGAGCCACGCGAGCATCTGGCTCATTTCATCCTTATCGATGAACTCCTGGTCTGCTAGTTCTGCCATATTAGTTTCCTCCTTTGATTACGCGTGCGATATCCGCCTTCGTGGTCTGGCGCTGGTAGAGGCCAGGCTTCGACGCTGACAGGTATCGCATGTGGGCTGACGCGCGGAGCTTGTCTGCTTCGTCGCCCATGATTTTTGCTACCGGAGTGATGAACTCGGCAGCCTTCTTGAGTGGGATGCGTAATTCCCACGCAAGTTGTGAACACTTCCTGATCTCCGCCCCGGTCCATCCGGAGCAGTCTGGAGTCTCGTCGTTCCCGAGCTCGAATCGGTTGCGGTAGATGTTCCAGATCGGAACCACTTCCTCCACGCTCGGGAGGTCGAAGAAGAACGTGCCGTGCCCGAAGCGTCGTTTGAGCTCCGGCCGTAGTCCCGCCATGCTGTTGCATGTGCCTACGAACATCACGTCCTCTCCGCCCATCGCGTAGAGCATCTGGATGGCGTTGCGGATCATCTTCTCGGACTGACCAACGAGCGAACCCTTTGTCGCCCCAAGGTCCATCTGGACGAACAGCCCACCCGCCTCGTTGCCGAGGGCATTGGCGAACTCCGTCTTGCCCGTTCCAGGGAAGCCGGGAAGCAGCATCCCTGACCAGTTGTAGTTCTGCATCGCTGCGAGCAACTGACCGAATGCGTCCTGGTTGATCCCGTTGGAGTCCCCGAGTCCAGCCATCTGCTTCTCGATCTCGTCGATGAGCACGACCAGCTTCGGGACCTTGCGGCCGCCGAGGATCATCTTTGCGAACCCCTTGATGGTGTCGAGACCGCCAAGTGAAGCAAACGTCACCTTGCTGCTGCTCACCTTGAGCCCGCCAGCGCGTTCGATGATCGCGCGCTTTTGGTCCCACAGCATCGGGATGTTCATTCCCTGCTGCGTCAGCGCCATCGCGAGCACCTGTTCCGCGGAGAACGACGACAGACCGCGAACCGCTGCGACGATTCGCTCCTGGTCTTCCTCGCTCGGCGGCTTCACCTCTCCTGCCTTGTGGATCCCGGTCGAGATTTCCGCGAGCTTCTCGGGGGTTGGGAGCGCGACATCGATCGTGATCGAGTCATTCGACAGCTCGGGCGGCAGCTTCGCGTCCGGCCCGATAAGGACCAACGTGCGCTGCGACGACTTGAACGCGTCCCTGACGTTGCTGATGCCCTGAATGAACGGGATCTTCGAGCTGTCCGGAACTTCGAGAAACATTCCAGCGTTCACCATGAACAGGATGGTCCCTGCCGGGGCTTTTGCGAGCGCGAGCTGAAGCGCTTCAACCGGATTGCCCGTCGTGATTGCCGGATCGACTCCGCCATTGATGTCATCGGATGCCCGCTCCCCCGGGCCATTGATCCCGAGTGCGCCCCTGCACACGTCCCATTTGAGGATCGGGAACTTCTCGTTTGCCTTTGCGATCTCTCTGATGGTGGCGGAGTAGTCCGGCGTCCGAATGACCACGATCGGGCAGCCTGCTAGACGCGCCGACTTGAATGTGTCGAGATGGTTCATTTCGTCCTCCGTTTCATCACGTGCTTGACGATGGGCTTCGCGGCCTCAATCGCATCCCTGACCGCGCCGATTGCTCGGCCGATCTGATTGGCTGCGTGAATGACATCGCCGGGAGTGATTTCTTCGGTTCGCTGTGGAATCACGATGATAGTTTTGGGCTTTCGCTTTCTTTTACTCATGGGTGTTTTGTGCGCTCAGTATTGATTGAACCACCGCGCCGGAGCGTACGGGCGTGTAGTTGGTTATGGAGCCATCCGCGTCCATCTCGCAGAACAATGTCTGCAAGTATGGCGCGATGGCTGGTGTCTGCTGGACCCGAAGTGTCAGGTCAGTGATCGCTTCCGTGAGAGTCTTGTATGTCTCACATTCCGATAGGTCGTATGCCTCCGGGGTGAGCGTGCTCGGGTTGCGCCCGATGAGCCTCCCGTTGATGAAGCCAGTCCTCTTTTGCGACTTGGATGTGCGCCTGCTCATGCCTGTGGCTTCCTTTCGAGGTTCGCAATGAACGCATTGAGACGCCGCTTTTCCGCTGCTGGCATTCTGCTCAGCAGACATCCAAGGGCATCCCATGCGTGCGCGAGCCGCTTCATATATGCCTGCGTTGCGTCCGGTATCGGAGCGCAGCGCCTATTGGGATTCTTGATCATGATGCTGTGGCATCGAACGAATCCTGGACCGCTTGGGTCAGGGATGATGTAGTCCCCGCAGTAGCCCGAGTAGAGCGGTTGCAGTGGACCGTCGAAACCTTTCAGGTGTATGTGAAGATCATCCGGACCCTCGAACCATAGGTGCGTTGCTTTCACGCGGATCCCCAGATCTTCGGCTCCGCGTCCGACGTGACGCCATGTTTTTGCATCCGATCCCTGTCGGATTAGTAGCTCCACGTTCATCGCGTGCTCCTCAGTGCGAGTGCGCTGATCACGATTACGATTGCGGCGATCACGAGTTGCTCGTGGATGTGCAGGTGCGGCATGTGCAGTAGGTGTGCGATCATTTCTTCCTCCGGAACAGCCGGATGATCGGAAGTAGTGCTACCACCGCTCCGAACACTTCCGCTGCGACCTCAAGGATGGTCTTGAGCTTTTTGCTCATTGCTGCCCGCTCCATCCGTTGTCGATTCCGAGGTATTCCGATGCGTCGGTGTGGCATGAGTCACACAGGTTGCCGAACGGATCGATGTAACGAAGGACTCCCGTGGCTCGGCATGAATCGCAAATGCCGGAGTCTTCGCTCTCCATCTCCGCCGCTGAGCAGTATTCGCACAGATACTCGCCATCGTTGGTGAGCTCCTGCGCTGGCTCTCGTTCGCATCGATCACACAGCACCAGTGAGTCTTTCGAGCTGCGCGAGCCATTGCGACGCCTGCCGCGCTTTTTGTCCGTCGAGGATCGGCTGTTGTTTCCCCAGTCGCCGTGCCAGTTCCACTTTATGTCGTAAGCAGCCTCGTGTCGTTGCTCCATTGTGAATGGGAACGACTGTTGCAGTCCGAGGCACATCGCGGTGATCATCGCCACGCAGTTCTCAAGCTGCTGGATGTCGATCCATTCGCTTGACTGGTGGGGGTTGTGGTATCCCGCGCTCATGTTCGCGCATGACACTCCGACATTGTTGTCCCGCAGTGCCATGACGTCGCTCATCGCTCCGCTTGTAGGCGAATATCCATAAGCCTTGAGGTATGGCGCGACGGCTGCCTGGAACTCATCCGAGCCGAGCGGACCTTGGATGTCACGCACCCAGTCCGATCCGCCTCGCCTGTCGGCCTGAAGGATAAATCGGCAGTTGGAGAAGAATCCGATATCTGCGCGACCCGATCCAATGCATCCGACCTCCTCGTCCACGAAGAACGCGGCCTTGCAAGCCGGAGTTGCGATCATTGCCCGAAGTGCAGCGTAGATGCCGCACTTATCGTCGCCGCCGATTCCGGATTGCTCCATTGTGGCCGCGTCGAACCCGGTGACGACTCCTGGCTTCACCTCTGCGGCCATTAGTGCGTGCCCGGGTGGGAGCACGCTATGGACGGTGTCGATGTGTGCCACAACGCACGGGTATGTCTCGGCGCTTCCTCGCTGCATGTAGATGTTGCCGATTTTGTCGATCCGGCACTCCCACTGCATTTGCTCGGCGAACGCGATCAGGAACGCCTGCATGTAGTCGCACATCCCTGATTCGCTCTCGATTTCGAGAATCGACTTTAGGAGTGGTGTCATACCGTTCCTCCCACCGATGCCGCCATGCCGGATAGCTCTACTGCGTCCTCGCGCATGATCCATGTTCCGTCGCTAAGCTGAACGATGTCGTCGCTGTCGCTGAGATACCATTTTCCGTCCACCTTGACGCAGTTGTCGATCAACTGATTCTCGCCGTATGCGTCCTGGCACAAGTATTCACTCCATGCCGGGTAGTAGTTGTAGTTCAGTTTGACGCAGTCTTCGAGCAGGTAGTAGTCGACATGTTGGCTTGAGTAAACTATGTCCTCGTCATCGGTGTGATACCATAAGCTATCGATCTGTACGCACTCGGATCTAAGCTCCCATCGGTCATCGTTTGTGTAGACGCACCTTGCGCACAGCTCATACTCACCGTTCCTTTCTACATACACGATTCGATCGTCGCCTTCCTGGTAGTATTGGCCATCGACGTAATGGTAGTCCTCATCCGCTTCGCTTTCAGTCCATATCGGTTCGCCGTCCACGTCATGCGCGTACGGCTCATCCTCTTCCTGGTGCGTTACTCCGCCATCGGTGTCGTTGAGCTCTGCTGTCCATCCCGCGACAGCGAATGAGTATAGGCGACCGCAATCCTCCCATCGGAATGTGTCCATGTATGGGACAAAGTCATAGCATGAGGTGTCGTGCGGTATCTTCACAGATAGCCTGCTGATGCGCTCTGTTCCATCTGGGAGACTGAGCCTTCCTTCGTTTCCGTTGGATTGCGATATCAGGCTTGCGTAGCCGTTGTTCCTCGCCCACTCCTTCATCGCGGTCAGGACCCACGGCTCAGACGAATAGATGCGGTCCATGACTTTCAGGGTCATCTCTCCGCTTGAATATCCCATTCGCGGCACGGATGTCACTGTTTCCCACAGGATCGCCCTGGCCAGGTATTTCCCTTCCGGGTTCTCCGCCACTAGAACCTTGGCTCCTAGTGATCGGTAGAACGGCCCAACGTCGCGATCCCACATGCATGATCCGATTCCCTCAACGAAGTTGTTCGGATTGTAGGCGTCCTCAAAGCTCGTCTCCTTGAACGTGAGTCGATACTGGTTCTCGTGAGCCCGGAATGCCGGACTGAACGATGCGAAGTCCTTCTCTGTGAGCTTCAGGAGTCGGATGGCTCTATCGGAGAACATGGAGCGCAGCCATTTAACGGGGGAGATGGTCTGCCTGCCTTTTCTCTCCCATCGGCCGTCCGCGGTGAGCTTCTGCTCCCTGCCGCGCGGCATGTAGGAGATGAGCCCCTCCTGCTCTCGGCATGAGAAGTAGTCGCCAATCATTTGATCGGCAAAGAACAAGCGCCTGGATCGATATGTGGCTGAGTATTGGCGATACTTGTCTGCCATGGCGAGAACCAGGATGTGCGCTGGCCTGCATTGGTGCGCTACGTTCCGCAGTGTTTGTTTGAGGGTTGTGCTGATGTTGGGTCTCATATTATTTTCCTTCCGCTGCGATTGCAGCCTGTGTTGGAGTCTGGAAGAACGATTGTCTTCTAAACTTGATTACTCGAACAGAAACGCTGGATACTACCCATGCGCCTTGTTCGCGGTCCCATACCACCCATCGCTTGAGTGCTTTGTTGTGGTAGAAGAACGGTTTTCCTCCCGGGGTTGCCGATGGCACTTTCGTCCATCCTTCGCGCTTCACTTGGACGCCTTCCGTGTGGAGATGCGAATCGTCCCGATGTGATGAAGCTCGGTGCCGTGCGGTGCCGTGATGTCACCGTAGCTGCTTACTTGAACTCCGGAGATGTCCTCCATCTTTCCGGTTGCGACGGTGATGCTGGCGTCAAGGACGCCGCGAGCCCCGGCTTTCCGGAGCTGTCGCACCGCCCCATCCAGTGACGACGACTTTGCCCAGTAGCCGTCCTTTGTGCGAATGATTACGCGCACTTGGGTCATCGGGTGCCTCCTGTGAGGAAAAACGTGACGGCGGCCATAGCCCGCGCCACGCCTGGGCATGTGTCGGCTGTTCCTCCTTGCTGAACGAGGAAGTTCATCGGGGAGTCCGAAAGCACGGTGATAGTAACCGGCTTGCGCGACACCAGCGCCAGTCGGTAGGCCGCAGCCCCGCTGGGGGATGAAGCCACTCCGATGTCGTCGAACGTGATGTGTTCGTCCTTGAGTGCCGCTTTGAGCGGGCTGATTGCAGCGATCACGATGTTGCGTGCTGCTGACTGCTCGCGGTCGCGTTCACGACGGCGAGTATTGGTTGTTTTTGCCATAGGGTTATTCCTGTGTTTTCGTCCCCGCGTCGAGCATGTCGGCGCTGGGTTGTTCGGGGAGGTCTATCTGTTCGATGAAGCAGAGAAGTTCTTCGAGAATGAGCTTCGCTGATGATGGCTCATTGTTGTCGATCTTGTGGATCGCGGCCCTGATTCGGCCGCCGACATTGCACGCTGCCAGTGCGTCTATTTCGCACTCTGCTGCGGATTTTATGCGGGTGCTCACGCGATTCCCTTTGAGAGCTCGAAGTCGCCGATATCGACCCCGTCTGCGAGTATGCGAACCATGAGCCCCTCCATGTCCCATCCTCCATCGCAGCAGTTCATCGCGGCTGCCACATTGGACATCGAATCGAGGAATGAGGAGAGTCCATAGCAGACCTCGCCTTTATAGACCCCTCCTTGTTCCTTCGCTGCCTCATAGGTCGGGTATTGGCTGGTTCTCCAGTACGAAGGATGCCATGCTTCGATGTGTAGTGGATGGCGTTTGTCGCCGCGCACTTTTTCAAGCGCTTCTTTTAGCGACCTCTGGATGGATGGGGGGTGGGTAGTCTTTCGGAAGAAGTGGCTCCAGTCGGTTTCCTTCGAGTCCGAGATCAGCCCCGCCGCTGCGTAGCAAACGGACTCCCAATCATTCGGAGAGGTCTCCCACGAGAATCCCTCCTCGGCTTCGACTTCCGAAAGCGCCAGTGCGGCATCGATGATCTTGTCGTAGATTCTGCCGATGTCCGTTCCTGGCATCAGGTTCCGAACTTCAGCTCCGATGCACGCGGCATTGGCGGCAATTCCCCGCAGTGTCACCGGGCCTGATTTCTTGGCGGTGCTCATTCGGCCCATACATAGCCTTGCGCTGGCACGTCTCCTTGGCGCTGATCGGGAGGGATCTCGGATGCTCGAACGACGAGCACTTTCTCGTCCTTGAGGTATTCCTCCAGTGTCAGGTAGCGGCGCGAGGTTCCGTGCTCGCTGCCTTCGACGTACTTCCTTGTGTATTGTTCAACTGCGCCCTCTGTGGGGACGAAGCCGTGTGGCGCTACCACGCCTGTCTCCTTATGCACATAGGCGTATCGGCAGCCGCGTTCGTAGGCGGTGAGTTGCTCCAGCGAATCGCCCTCGGTGATTGAGTAATCCTCGCCGCAGCAGGTGCAGGTGACGCGCTCCGGATTATGCCCAAAGCGGTTGTAGAAGATCACTCTCGCCTCATTCTCCGGCGCTTCAATCAAGATGATCGACCATTTCTCTTTCTGGCCTCCGCCAGAGTTCATGTCCATGAATCGAGTCCATTTGCTTGCAGTTTCTTCCATGTTTATTTTCTCTTTTTGTGTTTCGCCATCACCGATCAATGTCGGAGTGGCGTTGCCCGTTGCGGGCGGTTGTTGGCCCCAGAGGGGTTCCAATTCCAGTAGGTCGTATGCGAACCGCTCGATGGCGGTCATGTAGTCCTCGCCATCGTAGGTTTCATTCCTTTTCTCGTCCACCTTGCGCTTCTTCTCGAACTCGAACGCTCCCTTGATGAAGAGATCGGTGTCCTGCCGCGAATCACCGGAATGATAGTGGTTCGCTCCTGCGATGAACGCGATGTCGGCCACTGCCTCCAGGAGCCTGCGCGCCTCTGGGTCGGTTGCCAGGATCACTTTGAGACCTCCGGGTTGTTGGCTTCGGCGAGGACGGCGGCAGCCTTCTTGCTAATCACCCCGAACGACAAGCTGCTCTCGCTGTATGTCGTAGTGAGGCGCTCGATTTCTTCCAGCGCCGCCACCAGCTTCGGGAGCATGTTGACGGCGTGGACGAACAGCTTCTCGTTCGCCTTGCGCTTCTGTGGGTCGCGCTCACTCAGTCCGCATCGCCAAGGCATAGGAGTGGCTTCAGCGATCAGTTTTTCGAGCGCGGTCATTCGGTCTCCTCCATCGTTGGTTTCGCGTCCAGCAGCCCTATCTGCTTCGCCGCTTCATGCTCCATGAACATGAAGCGATGCTTCAGTGCGTGGCTGGATAACGGCTCCGGAAGTCGCTTCACGAAGTCATCCTTGACGACGAACCATCCGCCCGTGCGGTATGGGTTCGGCATCCAGTGGTCGGTTCCATCCGGTCGGTTCCAGCCCGGGTCGCTCTTCGAGTCGTCGATGGTGATTACGATGACCCCCCATCTTCATGAAGTCCCGGCACTTGTTGCACGGGTCCATGCTGATGACTTTGCCGTGCGCCTCCTTCACCCTGTTCGCGAAGAACGGGGTGAGTTTGGTGTTGAGGATGATCGCGTCATCCTTGTTGCAGAAGAAGCACTTTGTCAGTGCCACTCCGAGGTTTGGTGTGCTCATGGTGTTATTTCTGGTGGTTTCCGCCAGTTCGGATTGCCAGTCCGCGCGCCATCTCGCCGAGCAACTTGCTCATGCGATAGCGGTGCATGTTTTCACGGCTGGTCTTTTCGTCGCCAAGGAACAGTTGTCCCTGGCGATCGGTGTTGAGCAGCAGCGGTAGCTGCTCTTGGGTCTTGCGCTTCACTTCACCCTCCGTAGCGAAGGTCTGTCGCTTTTCAGCACCGTGACCTGTCCGGTGCCGTCTGGATGTCCCCACGGGTTCTCCATGCGCTTGATTGCGGCTTCGTCCGAGTCTGCCTCGAACCCGCCACCGCATCCGTTTCCTTTGTAGGAATACCAGCGCGGCTTCTCGTCCTTTGTGAGCTGGAGCCAGTCCTTTCCGCGAGTCTCCCAGCGGGCTACGATGCGGTCGCTCACTTGTCGCTCCCGTCGAGCCAGTTCAGGAACTTCACCGTAGCGTAAGCCACGATGCAGGCGACAGCGAAGGCCGCGAACAGGGCGAGAGCCCCGATTGCTGGCTGGCTCATATCCAATGCCCCCTGTTGCAGTCCTGGCACAGATACTCCGATGTTGTCTCGGAGAACCCGATATCGTCCTTATCGACGGTCTCGGAGTTCCAGTCCGTCATGTAGCGGAGGTCAGTGCTTCCGCAGTACGGACACGAGTGATTCCGCTTTTCCGGGAACTTGCGCTTCATGAGCAGGTGCCACCCGACTCCGAACAGCGCGCCCAGGACGAACACGATCACGCTGGCCGCGATGACTAGGTGCTCTGGAAGCTCGATCATAGCGATCCCTCCGCGATCATGTCGCTAAGGACCCGGTCGTACTCCTTCTCGGTCATCTCGCGCACGCTGAGCGCGAACGAGAGTTCCTCGTGGAGTTGGACCTGGACGAGAAACATCCCGTCGCGGCGTTCGCGCTTCGCTGTCCGGCGCTTTAGTATGCGGCGGCTCTTCGCAACCGCTTTTTGTCCTCGACTCATGTTATTTTCCGCCGCAGGGGCATCCTGGATGGTGCAGGATTCCTCCTCGGTTGCCACCCTCCCATACAACGAAGCGGTGTCCATCGTGCTCTATGGTTTCGAGCGTGTAGCCACCCTTTGTAGTGCTCGCTCTTGTCGGTTGCTTTTCGCACCCCGGTATCCACGGGAGCAGTCCGGCCATAAGGGCCAGCGCTATGAGGCCGGGTTTCACTACCAGCGCCCCGGATTCGACGCTGGATCGTTGTCGATAAGCGACACGATCACGGGCTCCGCTTCCGGGGCGATCTCCTCGCGGCGTTGACCGCGTGCTTTGCGGTGTGACTTCTTGACGAAGTCTGCGTCACGCTTCGCACGGGCCTTGCGGGCGCGGCGGTTAGCGTCGAGCACGCGGTCCATGAACTCGTCGTGCTCCTCAATTTCTTGAGGCGTTACGACGCGCCATGCCTGCGGTGGATTGCTGGGTTTCGGTGCCTCAAGGGCGGCGCGGAGACCGTCTATGATGATGTCCTCCCACTTGAGCGGGTTGATGCGCTCCTTGAGCTCCAGCTCCGTCTCGAAGCGGTAGATCCCCGTCCGGCGCTCCTCGTTCGCCAGTTCCACTCCGAGCTCCGCAGCGCGGGCTGCCTTGGCCTGCCACTTCTGGCGGCGGCGGTGAATCGCCATCGCCGCGTTAGCGACATCGCGATTGCGACGCTCGATGTCGTCGGCGGTCAGCTTGACCACAAGACGTGCAAGCGAGCTCTTGGAACCAGCCAGCGGGTCGCGGCCTCCGAGGGACACGACGATGTCCCTGAGCTGGTTCACAGTCCGCGATGCGACGAACCGTGTTCCAGGCGCGAACACCTCTGCCGGAGAGGTTGGCTCCTCGACGCGCTTGGGCTTCACCTGAGCCACCATCGGCTTCGGCGCGGGTTTCGGCGCTGCTGCCTGCGCGTTGCGGCGCTGGAGCTTTGCGTAAGCCTCGCGCACGGCGCGTGCGTAGGCGATTTTTGGCAGGTTTGCCGGGATGATTACTCCGGCTGCCTGGAGTGCGACCGCTGCTTCGCGGACGGTTACGTGATGGGGGTTGTTTTGTGCATTGTTTTGCATGGTTTTGATTCCGGCATTTGATTCGCTACACTCACAGCCGGAGTGAGTGCGCAGGGGTTGGTTGGTCGCAGGGCGTATGCGACCGGGTCGGCAGAGCTTGTCTGCCTGTTGTGTTCGCCCAGTCCGAATCACTTGACGCGGACGGTTGGTGCTTCTGAAGAACAGTGTCTTCGTTGGCTCCATGCTGCCGGGAGTGGGGGCTCCCGGCAGTGTTGGAACTAACTCAGTGCTCGCAGCCCTCCGGGAGTGGGGCCTCCGTGAACTGAGTCGAGAAGGAGACGATGTCTCCGGAGAACATCTCCGTCGTGCGGACCGACTCGGCCACCACATCCCCTTCGAGGGAGACGTGGATCACGCGGAACTGCGTGCCGTCCTTGCGGACGACTGCCTGCCCGGCGTAGGGGTCCAGCACTGGAACCCCGATGGTTCTCAGTGCTTGGGCTGCTGTCTCCTTCCTGATAGCGTCCAGGCCGAGGGCAGGGCTGAATCGCTCGCCATTGCTGGCGGCGTTGCGGAGGTTCTTGTTGGCGTTGTTGAGCATCGCCGCGAGGGCGATGATTGCGTTGCTTTTCATTGTTTTGCTTTTTCTTGTGCAGGGAGGCTCTCCTGCGGAGTTGTGTTGTGCCTCACTCGGATTGTCCGAGCAGACTGCCGCCCTCTCCCGATTGGAAGAGGGCGGGGTGTCTGCCTAGCGGCGGTGGAGTCGGGCCTCGCGATAGCAGGACAGCGGGATGTCCTCCCACGCATCGGGGAGCGTGCTGCGAGGGACGCGGCGATGGCGATGGCGGTACTCGGGGGTCTCCTCGGCCTCGAATACGGAGCGGAAATATGCCGCAGCTTCGTTGTGGGTTTTGATGTGCCGTAGGTATCCGGCATGGGTTACGTTGCGCACAGTGCGTGCCATTGTTTTGATGCTCCGTTATCGGGAGACTTGGTTTGTTGCAGGCACGGGTCGCCTGCGGTTGATTTCCCCGTTGCTTGGACTTCCAAGCAGACCGCTCCCCTCCCCGGCTTTCGCCGAGAAGGGGAGTTCGTCTGACTAGATTTCAGCGCCGAGCATGTCGCGGTACAGACGCCTCGCATCCTCGATTCTCCACCTCTCTATCGCCTCTGATACCTCCGAGTTCGTGGGTTTTTGGAGGGGGTTGATGATTGTCTGCGGGCGACTCTTCTTCACCGACATAACATACGGCCGGTACGATCCGCGAGCGAATGCCTTCGCCTCATCCCGCGAGGCGAAGGCGTATGATGAGCGATCCTTTAGGATCACGTTTACGGTGCTGGTCTTTTGGTTGCGTGTTTTCACTTGCTTTGGCTGTCCCTTTATCCTCCGGACTAGAGTTTGTTACCACGGGAGCGTCGTGATGATAGTATTGCGCTCCCCCGAGTCACGCGACCCGGGACGTGCGGCGGGGTCGGGCTGCCTGCCAAACCATTTTGTGTGATCCGGCAGCGCCGCCCAAACACCCGCTACAACCTGGGTTACGCTTAATTATCTCTAACTAAACGTAACTCGGAATTTTTCATTTTTGGTGGTGGAAAGCCGGGGTGTTGACATTGAGGCACACAGCATGGCCTATACGGACTACCTGCTGCGCTACCGCGCCAAAGACACCGCCGCGCTCGAAGCGTTGCAGACCGCCCTTGAGGCGAAGGAGACGACCATCGTGTCTCAGTCGATGGGGACGAAGTCTCTCACCCGCGATCTGCGAATGCTTCAGGATCAGCTCAATGCAATCGCCTACGTCCTCAAGGAGCGCGGTGCGACCGTGATCGTTAAGCCAGTAATCAACCACGGCATCGGTGTTGTCGATTTCTCACAGATTCAATGAAGGATATCAAACTCGCAGCAGGGCAGGGATTGTATGACGGCCAGGGCAATATCGTCACCGTTTTCAATCCTCGGTTCAGTGAAGTGGCGTTCTCGACCGGATATAACCCGAATTCAACTCACCGCGGAGGAAGCGGCGGCCAGAGCCAGAACGCAGGGCGTGAAACTTCGCTGGCAAACCGCGATCGCATCAAGGCGATGTGGGATGCCCGGGACCTGTGCCAGTATCAGTGGATCGGCGGTGTAATCGGACGCATCGTGAACTACGTGTGCGGCACGATCACGAACCACGCGAACTCCGGTGATCCGGAGCTGAACAAGATTTACGACGACTACTTCCACGGATGGTGCGGGGACTTGCCAGCACAGGATGGAACGACTCGCTGCGACATCACTGGAAGGCACCGCTTCTCGAAGCTCGTGCAGCTCGCGTTCACTGGGTTCCTTGTGGACGGAGACAGCGGCATCGTCGAAGTCGATCCTGCGTATTCTCCGAACGGGGAGTTCTGTGTTCAGTTGATCAGCGCGGACAGGATCGGCAACCCGCAGGAGTCCGACACGAACGAGAACTACATCGGGGGTATTACGATCGACCCGTTGACCGGACGGGTGGTGAGCTATCGCACATTCCGCCGCACGAAGAACAACCAGTACGTCGATAAGCGCGAGGTGGAGCCACGGGCCTTCATTCACGTGTTCGATCCCGAGGCTGGGGATGAATACCGTGGTAGAACGAAGCTGCTGCGTCTACTGAACGACGCTCGCGACATCAAGGAGTGGATCGACGCAGAGAAGGTCTCCATGAAGGCGCAGAGTCAGTTCACTGCACTGGTTGGCACGAAAGACCCATTCACAAATACTGGACCCGGCGCTTGGGATGGCAAGACGGCGGCGGGTACTCCATCGCAGGAGGCCGCATGGGGCAAGATCCTCAAGATGGGTGAGGGCGAGATGTTCCAGATGGTCACTCCTTCCGCCCGTCCATCGGGTTCGACAATGGTGTTCGTCCAGACCCTCATCCGGCGCATGGCGCACTCCATGAAGCTGTCCTACGGCTTCCTGTGGGATCTCGCGAGCCTTGGGGGCGTTTCGCAGCGCATCGAGCTTCAGGGCGACCTCCGCACGATTCAGGGCTGGCAGAACAACATCATCGTCCAGAAGATCCTCACCCGAATCCGCAACAAGGTGATCGCATTCGGAGTTGCTCGGAAGGAGATTCCGGCGAGCCCGGGGCAGTTCAACTCGGCATGGCACTTCGGCCCGTGGATCACCACGGATGCCGGATACGAGATGCAGAACGACATTCATGGTGTCCAGACAGGGATCTTTCCCGTGTCCGACGTCACATCCAAGTATGGCTACACACCGCAGGAGGTGTTCCAGTCAAATGCTCAGGCTGCCAACACGGCAATCTCGGAAGGGGCCAAAGCCGGACTGCCTGCGGAGGTGTTCGCTCGCGGACTCTACTCGGACATCACAGCGCAGAAGGCCGCATATCTGTCTCCGACCCCGCAGCCGCCGCCGCCTCCGGTCAGCATTCAGGCGATCGGAGATAAGGGGGTCAAGCAGCTCACGGATATTCTCGTTGCGGTCGGAGAGGGGAAGATGGACCGCGACAGCGCCATCCAGACGCTCATGCAGGTGTTCGGGCTTCCGCAGGGCGAGGCCGAGAAGATCGTTCCGCAGGAGCCGACCACCGAAGATTTGAATCGCGAAGCCGGGCTCACTCCGGAAGGCGAGCACGCTCCAGAATCCAACCAGCCACCGAAGAAGAAATGAGCAGGCAAATCATTGATCTGATCCAGTTTGGATGGCTCGGGAACACAAAAAGTTTGCTCCGGGACCTCAAAAGGCAGGGGTTGCCAGTCACGCGGACAAAGGAAGCTACATCTGGTTACTATCGACCAGGAACATTCGAGAATCCTATCGGCGGGATCGAGGTAGGGCGCGAACATCCTGTATTCGCGCTACATCACGAGGCGGGTCATCACGCCGCACAGCGCCCGGTGGAGAGATTTCAGAAATCACAAGGAGACAAGCGCATCCGATGGAAGTTATTGGGCGAGAGGATGGCCAACCGAGCGGCTGTCCGCAGGATGTCGCCGGATATGGTCGAGCCGTACAAGAAGCAAGCGGAAAAGTGGTATGCAGGCCATCTTGACTGGGCGTTGGATCGAACCAGACAGCCAAGTCAGGTGCTTGCGGCTGGTGCCACGGTATTTTCCTCCCTCCTCCCCGCCATCCAGTTCGAGCGAGTCGAGAACCCAATCTTCCGAAAGGGAGTAAAGCCAGGCATTCACCGCATCGGAGAGGGCAAGGAGCGCATGGTCCGCATCCGCTCCATCGTGAGCCCGCAGTGGGGAATCGACAATGGCAAGGTCAGCAAGATGGCCCGGAAAAAGAACCTCCCGCCTCCGGTGGTGAGCCACCTTGGCCATGGGGTGTATGTTCTGAAGGACGGGAACCATCGGGTGAACGCCATTCTCCGTCAGGGAAAGCGCAAGATTCTCGCGAAAGTGCAGAAACTCTGAACCGTTGACATCTTCGCCTTCAGGGTAAGATGTCACACGCGCCAATCTCAAAAAACCACCTGTTCCGACTCAATAGCTCGATCTCGCGGCTGCTCATGTTCGCGAAGCCGGGGGTGATGTCGAAGAAGATTCTCGTAGCTGGAGATGCTATGGGGGTCCCGCTTGATTCTGCGCTCGGCCGAGAGCTTCACGGGGCCGTTACCGAGGAGCGCAAGCGCGTGAGCGAGGAGGAGATCATGCGCAAGAAGCAGCCGATGAAAATCTGGAAGGGTGGAGAGCGCGTAGATAACCCTAAGCTCTGGAGGCAGAAGAAGGTCGAGAATTATGAGGTGATGGGTGGAGGCAGGTATGTGAGAACAGAAAAAGGAGCGGAGCCTCTGGTTCGGGTCGCTGAAGGCCAATACCCGAAAGCCCCGCTCATCGATAAGAAGCGACTCAAGCACGCTCTCATTGGTATCGAAGTCAAACAAACCGGGAAGCCGGACGCCCCTTCGTTTTTACAGAGGGCTGGATCTAAGTTCCTTGAAAAGAAGCACAGCGAGGCTCGTCGCGCACTTGCCGCACAGGCGGTCATCAACCGAAACCTTGTCAGGGAGATAAAGAAACGCGATGGAGACTGGCGTACCGGAGGTGTTAAATCCCAAAGCGGAAAATACACAGGAAAATCGCGACTGTCATACGATCTGACCCCGGCTCAAGAAAAGGAGCTGAAGGCGGTACGGAGAAAGTACGATATTGCGGATCGGCGCATGATGGACGAGGGATTTCAGAAGATACGCGCTCGCGCTGCGGCGATAGAGGATGATATGAAGAGTCGAGGGGTTGTGGTCGGTAGGGCGCTAGGAGAGGACCTGCCTACCGCGCAGCGCAATACGCTGGATGCTTTCGAGAATTTGATGAAGTCGGATCAGGATATTACTGGAAAAGCAACCACGTCTGGAGTCAGTGCGCTGCCGAGCGAGGCTGCTCGGAATATCCGCATACAGCAACGTGATAAAATGCGCTCAGAGGTGGCGCACAGACTTGGTATTGATGCGAACCGGGTTGATGAAGTTCGCGAAAAGCTGAACTACCTCAAAAACCCATCCAACGTGCCTGAGTATATTACTCAGGTCGAGGCTGGTAAGAACGCGGCTATTCCATGGAAAGGTGGGTCAAAGCGCACAGCATTCAACCCCACGGCAGCAGCGGAGGCGCTCGCAAGCGGGGGCCGTCCGAAAGGATGGAAAGGAAAGATGCCTGATGTATCTAGGACCAGCTACCCTACGCTGAAGAAGATTGGGATCGCAGCCGGACTGATCGGTGGTGGTGTTCTTGCTGCAAAGGCTTTGTCTGGTCGCAAGAAGGAAGATGAGCAGCGCAAGATGCTCATGTCTGCTACGGGCACCGCTTTCCAGTTCGCTCGCGGAGATAGGCTGAAGGATATGTTTCCAAGTCTGAGAAAAGAGATCGAGAAGCAACTGGCAGAAAACGGGCCGCATATCGGAGATCTCGTGAGGGTAAGGCCAGGTTTTTCAAAGTGGAAGGCAAAGAAAAATAAGAGTATGGCTAAAACCGCTGCGGACATGATGCGCCTTCGCAGGAAGCGCGTTAAGGAGGAATACGCGGGCGTGCAGGAAAGCATTGAGGATTTGCGCGATACCTTTTCAAGTCCGAAGAGTGTGCTAGATGTGAATGACATCGCAGAGGGGTTTTCCACGCGCAGCATTCCTGGTTATAGTGGTTCGTCTCCAACAGGGAAGCATGTGCCATACAAAAAAGGCAGGGTGAAGTCCGTCAAGACAGCGCCCCCTAAGAAGGAAAAGGTTGCTGAGCGACCAATGGTTATTGAAGACGTGACCGAGAACCTTGGGCGAGTCGAGAATGAGGCGGCTGCTCTTCGCAGGGAGAACCGCAGGCTTCTCGAAGAAAACTACGGGGCGAGCATCGCGGTCGAAAGCGCAGAGGCAAAAGCGCGGGCCGCTGAGGCTGCTCGAATCAAATCAGAGGATAGGATTAGCAGCGCCGTTGAGGGGGCTAGGGAGTCTCTTGCTGATAAGCTCGGTAAGCAGCACGCCAAGCAAATGTATGACGAGCAGAGTCGTCGCTATAAACACGTTGCAATCGGAACTGGAGCTGGCCTTGTTGGCGGGGCTGCGCTCGGAAGCAGTGCGATGCGTGAAGCAGGCGAGAACAAGTCGAAGCAGAAGCAACTACGTTTCGAGCGTGGTGAATACGACGACGCGAAGCGCATGGCGATCAGCTCTGCTGTGACCGGAGCTGCTGGCGGTGGAATCGTAGCATCGCTGCTTCGTCCTCGCGATGGGAATGCGTTCCGCAAAGGAGGGCCTGCTCCAAAGGCCGCACCGCTTCGCAAACAGTTCAATCGAATCGGCAAGGCCGCGTTCAAGGCTGGTGCTTTCATGGGCGCTGCGGGTCTTGCGTCGAGCCTCGTAGGACGGGCTATTCTCGGAAAGCCGGATAAGCGTGATGCCGCATCTGCTACGAAGAGTGGCGCGGTCGGTGGCGCGGTCGTCGGCGGGCTCAGTGGAGCTGCGCTCGGGGCGCTCGCCGGGGCTGACCCGAAGAAGCTCGCTGTGTTCGGCCTGACCAAGAAGGCGGCCGGATTGGTGCGCCGGAACAAGAACTGGATACCGATCGCCGCGATGGGCAATGGAGGTTCGGCTCGTCGCGCTCTGATTGGGGGCGCTGTGGGAACGCTCGCTGGTGCCGCTCAGATGGCAGACGAGGGGCAGCAGGCTGACACGCTTCGCAACCTCAAGAAGCCAGTTAAGATGTCCAGTAAGGTTCGTCAGATTCGGTTCGCAGAGGCTCCGTTGAGCGGAAAGCTGGCGGCAGACCGCTATCGCAAGAGGATCCAGGATGAAGACCTTGACCGCCGTGATGCGAACATCATGCGGACAATGCTTGCTGGCGCTGCGCTCGGCGGGGTTATGAAGGGCCGTCGCGGAGCCGCTGCTGGTGCTGGTGCTGGCGCTCTGCTCGTGCCGCTGATTCGGACCCGCACAGAAGCAGGGAAGGATATGTATGGCGAGCGCACCCGCGAAGGAAAGCGCGCCGAGGGGATTCCTTGGAAAGCCGCAGCCCTTGGTGCTGGCGCTCTGGCAGCGCACAAGGGGATCAATCGCGTCCGCGGGGTCGCGAACCGCTTTAATGTCGGAGCGAAGAACGCCAAGAAAGCCGCGAAGATCGCTGGCCTCGTTGGCGCTGGCCTGATCGGTGCAAATCTACTTATGAACTCAAAGCTCAAAACAATTCAGTTCCGTGACGAGGAGGACATTGAAACCGATCCTGAGTTCCTGCGTAATCCGGAAGGTTCGAAGGAATGGCGCAAAGGCCGCATATTCGCGAACAAGGCAATCGTCGCAGGAAAGCGCGGCACTCGTCTTGCGAAAGACGTGATTCGCGCAGTCAAGGGTGAGAAGAACGTCGATAGCCGTGGCCGCGAGCGTCAGCGTGAATGGGATAAGCCGTGGGTTCGCAATGCGATCCTCGGGACAATTCTGACTGGCGGTGCGCTCGCAAGCCGCCGCATAGTGAAGGGCACCGGGGAGGGGACAGTGATTTCAGGCTGGAGGGATGCAGTTCAAAGCGGGGAGCTCCGAGATGCTCTTACGCACAAGATGCCGCGACTGGCTAAGGCTTACAATGCCATCACGGGATATACCGATGACGCCGTGAACGAGGCGGCGTCTGCCGTGAATCAATCGGGCATTGCCGGGCGTGGCCTGGCATGGGTCAGGCGAAACGCAGCAGCTCGTAGGGAGGCTAAGAAAGCCGCAGCTCGCGGTGCCGCCGGAGACGAGGCGGCTACTGCAATCGAGGCAGCAAAGGTCGCGAAGGACCAGCAGGATGCGGTCAAGAAATACGGGAAGATCATCGAAGGTAAATTCAGCGCACGGAGCAAGGGCCGGGGCATCATCCACTTCATCTCCAACGAAGACCGCGCCCCTGGCTGGGATACCCGCAGGGAGGGCGATCTCGTTCTCCTGAAGGACATCCGCCGCCGTGAGCGTCGCGAGAAGAAGCTGCTTGAGCGCAAGGACTGGCAGGATACGGTCGTCACTCCAGCGAAGATGACAGCATCTTGGCTGGGTGGAATGGGCCTGATGGCGATACTTCATAAGGGTGGGCGAGCCGCTGGCAGCAGGACGAGCGGGGGCGCGGGGGCCGCAGTGACCGGCGATAGATCGGTCTATGCCGACAAGCTCCGGGAGGGGATTGCGGAGGGGGCGAAGCGGCGTGCCATGGGGATGTCCTCAGTCACCAAAGACCTCATCGCTCTTTCGTCGCTGCTGGACGATGTTCTGTGAGTTGACATCGGTACCCACAGTGTAATTCAGAATCATCAAGAACACACCATTATGAGCAATCATCGCATTAACCGCCTCGTTCAACTCAACGCTATTGCCGACAAGGCGCTGGAAATCAACTTCTCTCGGTACGGAGACGAGGATGAATCCAATCTCGGGCGCAATCTCGCGATCGGAGCAGGCGTGACAGGCGTAGCTGGCACCGGCGCTCTGTACGCCAGGGGCTCAAAGGTGTGGAATGACTGGGGCGGCTCAGAGCGTGGACCCGGAGCGATGAATCGGGTCCGTAGCGTCGGAGACAAGATCAAAGCCGGTTATCGCGCCCTTCCCGGTGATTATGAAAGCCTCAAGTCGCAGGCTGGAAAAGTCGCAGGCGACTACCGTGAAGCGAGACTCGGAGAGTGGGGGAGCGGAGCAAAGGTCGGTCAGCGTCTCGGAAGGGGTCGTGTCGCGGCGGCAGGCGGCGCGGTTGCAAAGCTGATCGCACGGTTGCGCGGAAAGTAATCAGCCATGGCTCGCGACTACGCCAAAGAGTACCGCGACTACCACTCCAAACCTTCACAAGTCAAACGGCGTGCAAAGCGAAATGCTGCACGCCGTTTACTCGTTAAAGAGGGCAGGGTGAAGAAGGGCGACGGCAAAGACGTTGACCACAAGGATCGCAATCCGTCAAACAACGCACCGAGCAACCTCCGCGTGACATCCAAGAAAGCAAACCGCTCCAGAAACCAATCATTCCAATCAATTATGAACACATCAATTATCTCGTTTGAAGACAAACTGAACCGCATAGAACAACGAAGGACCGACTACTGGGCGCGATTGCAGTCCGGAAACCCAACAGCAGTAGCAAACGTAGCCAAACCGGAACTCCGTGCTCAGGCACAGAATGAAGCATCTAAACATGCTCTTGTTCAAACGCTCAAATACGTGGGAGGGGGCGCTGGTATTGGCGCTGCGCTTGCCGGGGGTGCCGCATTAGCTGGCCTGAAGCGGCCGGGTGCTACGGGTCGCGCAATGACCAAGCTGGCGCACCGCATTGCATCGCCCAAGAAGGGTGGGGTGCGCGGGGCGATCGCGGGGATGCTTCGAGCTGGTTCCAGAATGAGGATTGGAGGCTGGAGGGATGTTCGTAATATCGCCGCCATAGGCGCTGGCGCGGGGGCATACGCCGGGATTATTCCCGGAGGTATCTCTGGTCAGGTCGGAAGTGGCGCAACCGATATTTACAACAAATATGCAAACTGGAAATAATGAAGAGCGTCCTGAGCGTCGTATTGCCAAAGCTGCCGCGCTGGGTGGCGTAGCCGGAGCGCTGCTTCGCGCCGAAACATTGAAGAAGTCCGCAATAGGCGGGCTTGCTGGTGCTGCTATTGCGGGCGGTGCGCAGGCGGTAGCAGAGAGGTCGGCATCCAGGTCTGGCGATGATGCGGCAGGAAGGATCAACGCAGCCACGGCGAGAGCCGTTCCGATTGGCGCAGCTACCTTGGCGGCTATCGGGGCCATCACAAAAACCCCGCTATGGAGGCGGGCCGGAGTAAAAATGCCGCGCGTTGGGGGTGGTATTACGGACGGCATGATGGGGCTGAAGTCGCCAGCGATCATTAGATCCAGCGGTATAGGGACAGCGATCACGCCACTCACAGGGGCCGGAAAAAGCATTGTTGTCAGCGGGGTTGGAAACGCTGCTAAATCCGGCAGGGAGATAGCCGTATATGCCGCTCCTGGGGCAACGAACACGGCGCGAAGGGCGAACACCGTTTCTCCAGGCGAGGTTGTTTCTGGAGCTGTTGCTAATTCCAGCATTGGCAGATTAACAGGCGCAGCGTCTTCTCTGCTTGCAAGTAAAGACACTGGAGCGATTGGACAGCTTGCGCGTGATGCGCAAAACAGGGCTGCTCTCGGGGCAACGGGACGCAGGGATTATATTAACAAGGTCAGGGCTAGACATGCTGAACAGGCTAGAAGGGTCAGAGAGGAGTCTGCCAGTGCGATGAGCCCACATGCTCCAGAGTGGGGGTCGCTGGAACACATTCCCAGTCCTGCAAGAGAGAGGTTGCTCCATAAACTTAGGCACATCCAAAAGCTCCGCATAGACTCATCAAGTGCAGGCGAGCGAAAAGCGGCTGAAGAGGCTATGGCTCGCGTCAAAAAAACCTATGGATTATCCACTATTAACACTCAACCACGGCAGATCCTTGAGGGGATTATCGAGCTTTCGTTTCTTAACAGAATCAAGGAAAAAGCAGATGAGCTTGCTCCTGTTATTCAAAAGAAAATAGGAAAGTTCAATGCGATCCAGGAGCGGGTTATGACAGGCAAATCCGCATTCCCGAGAGTGAGCAAAGCCCGCGCTAAGGAGATGTATCGAGAAGTGGCAGGCGGAAAGTTGCCAGATAACTTCGATATTACTGCGGTAAAGGGCGGCAGCCATTTCAATCCAGGGACTAGCGCGGGCGGAAGCGCCATGAGATCATCCCCGACTGCTGAGATTATCGCGCATGAGGCAGGGCACGCAAGGCAGGCTCGAATCGCCAAGGTGCTCGCATACCGTGCTGCCAAGAAGGCAGGCGTTCCCGCTCACGAGGCTATTGCGATCGCGAAGAATGCTCCTGCTGCTGTGTTTGCTGGAACCAATTACGCGAAGCAGATCCCAACAAAAACGAAAGCAGGAGCAGTTATCGCATCGCTTCCGAATCTAGCAATCGAAGCAGATGCGAGCCGAAGGGCGGTAAAGCATCTCGGGAAAGACGCTATTCCGGCGCTTGCCCGTGCATGGTCAACCTACGCCGCTGGTGCGGCAAGTAAGATAAGAAAAGCTGGTCGCGTCGAAATGTCGGCAAGGGAGGAGCTGATTAGTATTATTGAGTTTGGCTGGCGTGATAAAGCCGCCAAGGCGATACCGGGTCCAGTGCGCAGGTTTTTTACCGGAGAAGGGGCTACCATGCCCCCTGCTGTTGAAGAGGCTATTCGCAAGACCGCAGCGCATCCGGCAGCGAAGATGGCAGGGATCGACGGAGAGGCAATTATCGAGCAAGGCAGGAAGATTGCCCGAGAGAAGACAGGGGAGATCAACCGTAAGATCGTTGCGTGGAGTGTTATTCCTCCAGCTATCCAATACGGTATCAGCAAGCGCGATTCCAATAACAGCGAGAAGAAGATCATGAAAGCGATCAAAGAGCGCCCCGTGGCTATGTCCGCTCGTGAATCCCTCAACGCCATCTGCTTTGCTGATCCACGCCCACGCAACCCGCTTGGCATGTTCACTGGCGCAGATGGCTCCGGAATCGACCCAGAAGCCATCGGGACGGTGTATAAGCAGGGCGCGCAGGTGGCACAGCAGGAGGAAAGCGCATTGGCCGGGATCGCTCGCAAGCTGAAGGGGAAGAAGATTCGCATGTCGGCTCGTGAGTCCCTCGATGAGATTCGGTTCGCCAGAGGCGAGAGGGCGATACGTCAGATCTGGCCAGTTACCGAGCACGAGAAAATGGCGATGTTCAACAAGGTTCCGGTATTCGCCAAAAGCAGGAAAATGCTGGCCGACAGACTCAGGGCTGAGCTGCCTGAGTTAAGGAAGGCGATGGCTTATCAAAAGGATGAGCTGCGAGCCACTGGCTACACTGGAAAGTTTCATTGGGGCGCTCGTGAGTCGCTCGACAGCATCATCAACTTCGCCAAAGGCGATTTCCTGATGAGGACCATGAAGAAGGTCGGAGTCAGCACGCCCCGCGCCGAGCTCGATGCGATCGAGGCTGCTGGCCGCGGAGTGCAGGGCGCATTCAATCAGGCCGCGACAGGAGCGGGTCGCGCTGATCTCGCTGGGGCAGACACGATCGGAAAGGTTCGCAGTCACCTGGCTGGCCAGCTCAACGAGGCCCGAAAGGCCACTCGCAATGCTCCGTTCAAAAAGCCAGTCGCCGAACGGCCGATCGCGCCTAATTCAGGGACCGCTCCAGATCCGAGACTGAAGACCGCTGCTTCATACGGGAACACTCCGGTCGGACAGACTGGGTCTTCGGTGCAGCCAGTGAACCCTGCCCCGTATCAGCAGCCAGTAGCGAAGCAGCCAGTAGCGCAGGAGGCTGTCGCGCAGCAGGCGGCACAGAAGCAGGCCGAAGAAATGGCCGGAGGTGCCGTAAAGCAGCCAACGGCGATGTCGGGGCCGAATCTGAAGTATCGCCTGCGTGGATGGCGCGGAGCATCTCTGGCAGGGGCCGCTGGGCTCGGTGCTGGATACGCTCTGGGCGGTGGATCATCCAACGTGTAGTTTCTTCATAGGCAAGACCCTCATGTGTCGCCATCGCGATGCGTGAGGGTTTCTGCTGTACTGGCGGTGCGTTGACAGTCCGCATTCAAGGTATGGCACTTCAAACCATACATCTACAACAGAAGGGTCTGTTCGCGGGACAGACGGGAACCATCGACGCAAACGACTGCGTGATCAAGGGCGTGTCGCTCATTACATGCGGCTGTGAGGCGGAGGGTCACAACCTGCAAGTGGACGATGAAACAGTCGGCAAGCTATTCCAGCTCGCGAAGGAGCGCGGCAAGGTCCCGGTCAACCTCGATCACGGCAGCGGCATCGAGAAGATGAATGGCTACGTCACCAACTTCCGCATGGACGGGAATAAGCTGCGTGGCGACTGGCACCTGCTGAAAAACCATGATGAGACCCCGCTGATGCTTGAGCGCGCGGCAACGATGCCTGACTGCTTCGGCCTCTCCGTGGCATTCAAGGGGCAGGGTGTCGAAGTGGCACCTGGAAAGAAAGCCGCACGCGCAGAGAAGCTGCTCTCAGTGGACTGTGTAACACGGCCCGCAGCAAATGCTGATGGGCTTTTCGGGGCGCGTGATGAAAATCCAGTTGACACCAATTTACAGGGCATGGCTGGAAACACTAACCAAAACCAACAGGGCGAACCGAGCATCGCAGATGTTCTGAACGCAATCAACGGACTCAATCAGCGCCTCGACGCGCATGAGCAGGCAATCTCCGCTCTGCATGAGCAGGGTGCCGATCAAGACGGAATCACTCCCGAAGATCTTCAGGCTCTCAACCACGCTTCCGACGAAGAGCTCGCTCAGATCGGCCTGACGCGCGACGACGTGAACGCGGCCATCGATCAGTTCAACTCGCAGTTCGAGGGTGAAGGCGAGGGCGAAGGCGAAGTTGGCGGCGAAGAGGGCGATGGCGACTACGCTGGCTACTACGGCGAAGCCGGTGGTGCCGAAGGCTCCGCCGCTGCTGGTGCTGGAGCCGCTGCTGGCGCATCCGCTGGTGGTGCTGCATTCAGCGCACTCCGCAACGAAGTCATCCAGCTCCGCTCGATGATTCAAGCGCAGCGCGCCAAGGAGCAGCAGGTGGCCGAGGATATCCAGTTCGGTGAAGTCCAGTCGAAGATCACCGCTCTCGCAGCGCAGCGCGACCAGGCCATCGAGCTTGCCGAGCGCCTCGTCAACGAGAACGAAGCTCTCGAAATCGCTCTCAACACTGGAACTCGTCCGGTAGCGGCTGGCGTGGAGAACGGCGTTCGACTCTTCTCCGCAAACGGCAACGGCGAGCTTCATGCCTTCCAGCAGCTCGTGAAGGAAATTCGCGACACGCAGAAGTGCTCCGAGGCAAATGCCATTCACTTCGCGATGAAGGAGCCGGGTGGTGCGGCGCTCCACGCTGACTGGCTCCAAAGCCAGGGTCGCCGGGTGATCCGGATGCAGTCGTAATCCACGAACTCGAACCAAAGGAAATTCTCAATCAATGAACACATCCAATGTAATCTCGCTGCCAGTGGCGGCTGACCTGTCGGCCTACGAGCATGTTCTCGTGAAGCTCACGAGCACCGGAGTCAATCTGTGCGCATCCATCACGGACCGCCCGATCGGCACACTGCTTCGTGGAAACGCAAAGAAGGAGTCCGGTTCCGCGGTTGGAATGGCGTGCGACGTCTTCCTGTCCGCAGGAAATGGCCTCCACTTCGTCACGTGCGGAAACAGCACCGCGATCGCCATGGGCGATGAACTGGAGCAGGACCCGACAGACGGCCGCGTTGTGAAACGCGTTGCTGGCGAAGTCATCGGTATCGCAGTCGATGCGATTCCTGCCAGCTCGGATGGCGGTGTGTTCCGCGCAATCCTCTTCTCTGGCGCGAGCGGGGCTTCGCTGGGAACTGGTGCCGACGTCACGCAGGCGACGAGCGCTTCGACCGGAGTTACCGCAAGCGGCTTGTCCGGCGTCATCACCACAGTCGCCCTCACCACCGCGGCAGCGGCGGAGGAGCGGTTCACGGTTACGAACACCCGCGTTGGTGTTCGCGACGTAATCGCGCTTTCGACCACCTACAACGGTGCGGGAACTCCGATGCTGAGCGTCGTGAATGTCACCGCTGGCACCTTCGATGTGGTTATCACAAACGTCCACGCGTCCAACGCACTCAACGCCGCAATGGCAATCAACTTCGTCGTCCTGAAGGCCGCGATCTAAGTCCAATCACTCACTCTATAAGCTATGTTCAACACCGTTGATTCAATCCCAAGGTCGGACATCTCGACCGTTCTCATGGAGGCAGTCGGCCAGGAAGGGCTGTATATCGGCAATCTTCTGTTGCCGACATACAACAGCCCCACCGAAGTCGGTCGCTATCCGAAGTTCACCACGCAGGAGAGCGAGCTGCTTCGCGCGGGTCGTAACCCGAGTGCGGCCTCGACCTTCAACAGCTCGACGAAGCGCGGCCAGACCGGCACCTACAACGAGATCGACCGCAAGTTCACATGGGACAGCTTCCAGACCGAGGAATACGGTCTCGAAGAGCGCGTTGACGATGTTGTGGCGAGCCGCATGGCTTCCTTCTTCGATGCGGAGGTCGTTACGGCCAAGACGCTCGGCAACGCCCTGATGCTCGACTACGAGATGGAGTGCGCCGCGACGATCATGAACGCCAGCACGTTCACCGCGACGAACCCGAAGGTGAACTACACCGAGACGCTCATCGCGACGATCGACTGCCCGTATGACATCAATGCGGCCATCGAGCGCCTGACTCTCAAGGGCGAGCCACCGGACACCGTGGTCATGTCGCTGACGCTCTGGAATCAGATCCGTCGCTCGACGAAGATGCAGACCTACGTGTATGGCTTCCTCAACGTGAGCCAGGGCGGATCGATGATCACCGAGCAAATGTTTGCTCAGGCGTTCGGTCTCAGCCGACTCGTCATCGGCAAGAAGTCGGTGGACCTCGCAGCCAAGGGGCTCACTTCGAATCTCGCTCCCGTGTGGGGCAACGATTACATCGCTATCGGCCGATTCGCTGATGGTGACTTCATGAACGGCGGCGTGGGTCGCACGATTGTTTGGGACGCAGACAGTCCCGGTGGTCTCTTCACCAGCGAGAGCTACCGTGACGAGAAGCGCCGGAGTTCGGTGCTCCGCGTCCGCAGCAACCGCGTGATCAAGGTTGTGAACTCTAAGGCGATGGAGCTCATCACGACCAACTACTCCGCGTCGTAAGACATTCTGGGGAGAATAAACGGGCTGTTCGGGAAACCGAACAGCCCGTTCTGCTTTTCAGGGAGTTGACGTTTTGCGACAAGGCATGTCGGAGTTTGACGATGGAATGAATGAGGGCAACGCGGCGATGGCCGCGTCCTGCGCGGAGACGTTCGAGATCGTGAAGAACGGGAACCTTGGAACCTACTCTGCGATCAGCATTGACAACCTCCAGATCAACGCGACGCTTGCCCCGGGCGGCATGAAGAACGACAGCCAGGTGGTCATGTGGGTCAAGGATACCGTGATCGCCACATCGGGGCTCGTGGACGGCTGCGTCGTCGTGGTGCGCGGGAAGCGCCTTCGGGTCACAGGCATCGAGAAGGATGGTAACGACACCCAGATGGTCGTATGCGGGCCTGCCGGAGTAAAAGTATGAGCGACATCAAGCGAGTTACGGAACTGCACATCATCAGCAAGTTGTCCGCGGCAGTCAGCGGGCACCCCTTCTATCCGTTCTTCGGAGGGACCGCATTTGCGAACAAGGATGAAGTGGAGCCTCCGCTGTCGGTGGTCGCCATCGTTGACGCTGAGAAAGTCATGCAGCACGAGGGGACGTGGCTCCTCACGGGATCTGTCCAGGTCATCACGCACGTAGCGGACATCAGCAGCCAGGCCCATGCAACGCTCTCTCGGAGCATCTACGGCGCATTGGACAGCATCCCTGCGGAGGTCGTGAACGCGGCATACTCGTTCCACGGAATCCACATCACAGGAATGTCCAGCACTACGGACTCGGAATCGCAGTGTCATGCGGATATCATCAAGTTCGTCTGCGGGGCCGGAGGGTAGTTGACACCTGATTACAGGTCATGGCGAACTACGAAGTCCACGGCAACCAATACGTTTTCGGTTTCACGGCAGCGAACGCTCCGACGATCACCGGATTCTCCGCGCGTCGCGCTGAGCTCACTTTCGAACCTGAAGTTCTCGCGGAGGCGAAGGATGGTGAAGGCCATACCGAGTCGATCGCTCTGTCGAAGAAAACATACCGGAAGATCACAGGATCGTTCACTGGCTACATCCTCACCACGCTGGGATCCGGCACTGGTGGCTCGAACGACATCGCGACCTACTTCAACTTCACGATCAATGGCGTGAATCGCCACTTCATCGTGACCGGAATCAGCGAGCCGCGCCCGAAAGGCGAGTTCGTCGAAGTCACTCTCAACGTGATGTCCGTAGCTGGCGTCACTCCTGCATCAACTATCGCTTAATCATTATGGCCAACGAAATCCAAGCATCAGCATCCCTTTCGATCACCTCTGGAGGGGTTTCCGCATCAGGATCGAAATCCATTTCGGTAGATCTATCCGGAAACTCATTCTACCAGGGCATTCAGTCGCTCAGCGGGACCACTCGCGAAGCAGTCACGGTCGGCCCGGACATCACTCTCGGAGGATTCGTGCTCATCATCAACCGGAGCACTACTGGGACCGTTACGATTCACTACGACAACCAAAGTGCGGACGCGACGAATACAATCGCAGCGCTGCTCCCTGGTGAATTCACGCTGTTCAAGCCAGCCGCGGGGGCGACTATCTACGCAACCCCGAGCGAGTCGCTGGATATCTCCGTCACGCTCACGGAACTGTAAGGAGGCCGGGTAGCGATGCCCGTTCATCCTACATTCGCCGCAGCTTTCATCGACAACTCGGACGGAGGGGAATTCTCTCCGCATCGGGTTCTAGGGAAAAAGCTGCGGCGGTTTTGTCTCTGGCACCGACTTCTGCTTCGGACGCTGGACAACCCCTTGCTCGTCGGCGGGGATATCACGTTCTTCGATCTTCGAACCGCGGTTGGTGTCTGCCAGCTCGCATACGGACATAGCAAGGTGCGTCGCCCGTGGCTCGTCCCGGCGTTAATCATGGTCAAGGCTATCGCGGTGGCCCTCCTGTCGAAAAACCCCAAGAATGAGGCGGGGTTGAATCCTTACCAGCGCGCTCTCGCGAAGGTCGCGGAGCAGTTCTACGAATACTGCGGGGATTACATCCAGAAGCCGGAATACTCAATCATCCCGAAGACTGGGGCGACCGGGGCGCGCAGGGAGCGAGCCCCTCAAGAGCTGGAGGAGGCTGCTTCCGTGATCGCGTTCAGCGGGTGGAGCGAGGAGTATGTGTGGAATCTGCCAATGGGGAAGATTTCGTGGTATCTGATGATGCACCAGCGGATACTGGGGAACGACATCGACCTCCTCGGCGAGCAGGAGATGCAGTACCAGGAGGAGCTGAAGGAGAAACTAGAAAAGGAGAACAATGGGACTCGGTGATTTCATCAAGGACAATGCCAAGCAGGGCATGAAGGATTTGAAGACCCCGATGGGGGCTGGGCTCGGCTTTGTCTTCATGGCTGACGATCTGAAGAACCTCGCCACCGGTGAGGATAGGCTGAAGTCGATCTGGAATATTCTGAAGAACATCGTCGGTGCGAGGTATGTCATTCACGCCTCGTTTGCGAATATGTTCTCCGGGATGGGCAAGGGCCTGAAGTCTGTTCTCGCCAGCACCGGATCGCTTGAGGCCGCATTGAAGAAGCTCGCGAAGATGCAGGAGCTCCAGAAGGTGTTCGCTCCGTTTGTTGGAGGGGCAGAGCAGGCGAAGCGCAAGGTGGCTGAGCTCACGAATCTGGCCAACTCGCGCGGGCTGCGGTTCGACTCAGTGGCGAATGCTGCGAAGAACCTGATGGTGCTCTCCCGCGGCGCGATGGGCACAGCCAAGGACATCGACAAGCTCGCCGACATCGCTCACTTCACTGGTGAGTCGATCGATGACCTTGCGGACGTCACCGCCAGGCTATACGCAACGCTCAGGGAGGGCGGGGCGATCTCCGGCGTTACCGAAGAGATGCGTGCGATGAACATGGTGTCCGCGCAGTCGGCCGAGCGGCTCGCGGAGCTTCAGCGCACCGGGGCCACGATGGGCGAAGTCATGGATCAGGCCAGGCAATCGATCGAGGACTTCAAGGGCGGAATGTCCGGGGCGACCGAGGAGGTTCGCATCGCCACGGAGGCTTTCGAGGCTGCGAAGAAGAGGATGGCCGAGGGGGCTGGATCTGCGTGGGTCGCGGATGACGTTGAGAACACGAAGAATTACACCGCGGCCCTGAATGCTCTCGCTCCGGTCGTGAAGACGGTTTCCGACGCACTGGCGATTCTGTTCAACGGGTTCTCGACCACGACGTCATCGGTCGTGAAAGCGATCGCGCAATTCGGTCCATTCCAGGCCGCCATCAAGGTTGTCGTCGGGGCCTTCGTGGCACTCGCAGCGGTAGTGTCCGCATGGGGCGGCGCGAAGCTCGTGTCGTGGTTCTGGGAGCTCGGGAAGGCCGCCAAGGCGTCATCCGCAAACGTAGTGGTGGCTACTGCCAGCATGAGGGCATACGGAGCGTCCCTTGTGCAAAGCGGGACGGCAATGGGCGGTTGGATTGGCTGGGCGAAGAAGATGGCTGGCCAGGCAATCGAGCTTTCCGCAAAGGTCGGGCTTGTTCGCGTAGCCCTAACGCTGCTGAGCGTGGCAATGAAGGCGATGGCGTTCTTTACGCTCGCCTCAATGGTGCTCGCCCTGGTTGGCGCAATCAAGGACTGGTACAATAGCTCGAAGAAGGCGGCGGATGAAATGGCCAGGTTCGAGGCAGAGGTGAAGAAGTCCGGGGATGCCATGAGGAAGCAGATTGGTGAGGTGGAAACACTCTCCCAGATGCACGACAAGCTCGCGGAGGCTCTCGCGAACGTCACGGACGCGCAGGAGGCTTACGATAAGGCTGTGGCTGGCGGCGACAAGGATGAGATCAAGAAGGCGAAGATCTCGCTCGACGACGCCAAAAAGTCATCGAAGGCTGCCGTAGAGAGGTCGCGAGGCAAGTTCTTCCTTGAGGACGCCGAGATACAAGGGCAGGTGGACGCAGCAGCGCGCTCGAAAGCGAGAAGGGAGCAGGCGTATCAGGAGAAGATGTCGGCATCATCTCCGGAGGCACAGGCTGTTTTGCGCAACGAGAGACTGGCTGAACTCAGAAAGGAGGCGAATCTCGCCGCAACTGGAGTGAGGGCCGAGGAGCGGTATTCAGCGCAGCAGAAGGAGGCCGATATTGCGGTCAAGCGCGCCGAGAACAAACTTGCAAACAGTGGGAATGTATCCGTGGATAAGAAGACTGAGATGAAGGTGGCTCTCGCGAAGGCACAGGCAGATCGCGCGATGGTTGGAATGAGCGCGGAGACGATGAATAAACCAATCGATCAGCTCACTAGCACGGAAGCAATGGCGATGTTCCGCAAGACCAGGGATCAGAGATATCTCAAGCAGCACGGTATCGCGAAGGACCGCGAGAAGAACCTGGAGGGAACTGAGGCTAGTATCCAGGCTCTCACGGCGGAGCAGGAGCAGGCCCGTAGGGATATGAGCGAGCGATATGCCCAGCAGAGCTCGGCTGCTGATATCGCTGGCCTTGAGTCAGAGGGCTATCAGCGCAATCAGGACGCCCGAAAGTTGAGGATCAAGGAGCTGGATAGGCAGATGGCCTCCGCCAAGGGGCGCGGCGACACGAGCAGGGTGAACGAACTTCGGCTTGAGAAGCAGGGACTCATTCGCGAGGGAGGCATGGAGGCTCGCGACTTCACGATGGATAACATGGCGAGAGGATATTCCGGCCAGATCAAGCAAATGGAGCTCGATGGGGACTTCAAGGGTGCCCGCAGGGTAAGGAACGCGGCGGCTGCGCTCGATGCTTATCGAAGCAACCTGGCAGCCGGTATGAGCCCAATGGAGGCTCAGGTCGCTGCTGAAGCCTCGGTGATTCAGGATACAAAAATACGGGCTAAGGAGGACTACATTGCGGCCCAGAGCGCCACTGTTGCCGACTCCATGAGGAGCATCGGCGCTGGAGGAGGGGTTGCCACAAGCTACGCAAGTATGGAGGATCTCGCGCAGGAACAGGTCGATTTGCTCAGTGACTTGAATAAGTCACTTAAGTCCATCACGCAGGCTGCCGATCGCGCGAAGGCCCTTGTCATCGAATGAAGATCTCAGGAGTAAAAAGCGCAAACAACATCGAGTTCCACGGGAACCAGGGGCTCATCTTGAGCCGCGTCGGAACCCTGAAGACTGATTCAAAGGGCGTGGATACATGCACCGCCGAGTGGACGATCCGTTCTGACCGATGGGATCAGCTTCCGCGCAGGGGGTCTCCGCATCCGCTGTGGTCTTACATTCGGATGGTCGAGCGTGAAGTGGATATCTCCGGTCCGTTCGCGGTCGCTCGCTGCTCCTACGAGGGCGTATCGTCCGAGGAGCTGGATGTCCCCGAGTACGAGTTGATCATCGGCGTGGAGAGCCAGCCGATCGAGACGCACCCGGATTTCGACACGAAAATCGCCGGAAAGCCTACGGCTAGATTGAACGGTGCGATCTGGAGGCATGTTTCAAACCATAATGATTCGTATGGCCCTCTCCAGGGGAATCCTCCTTCGGACGCGAATTACGAGTTCTATAAGTTCTCAAACATGATCGGAGACGCACAGAATCCGTTCGCTGGGATCGAGAACTACCTCGATGCGTGCTCCGTTATCTGGCGCAAGACGGTGATGAAGAAAGACACCCTTTCCGACATCATGAAGGCCGGGAAGATTGATAAGCCGGAGGGTCCCGTGCCAGCCCTCCCGGATGGGCGCAACTGGCTGAACATGGGAACGAGCCAGAAAAAGCGCGGAGCAGCCTACCAGCACACGACCGAGTGGAAGGCCAGCTCGCGCACAGGATGGAAGGTGGAACTCTATGGCAGGGCGTCTTAACAGCGGGCTTCTCGCCGAGTTGACGAGAGTAAAATCAGGCGAGCGACTCACGAAAGTCGTCACCGCAGCGAGGATAAATGCCCTCCAGGACGCAATCCGTGCGCTGATTGAATCCCAGCAGGAGCTCGTTCGCGATAAAGGGTTCGTTGCTCGTAGGGACTACCACCCGTTCCAGATCATTGATCTGGGGATGAAGCAGGGAACGAACGACACCCGCAAGGTGGAGGTCGCATGGGGCACGATCACTCCGCTGAGCGACTCGGAGGATTCTGTCACGATCACGGATCTTGATACCGAGATCGAGCTGAAGGCGACCCATAAGGTGTGGATCATGGCTCAGTTCAACGCGAGCGGGGCAATCACTTCATGCGTGCTCAAGAAGGGCGTCCCATCCGCGAATGGATGGACCGCGTATCCATCCCGATATGAGTTCACTGGAAGCACGGTTTGGAATGAGTGGTATCATCCGATTGCCGAGGTGAGGACCGCGAAGACGGGCAAGGCCAGCACGGCAGACAGCGACACTGGTGAATACCCAGTCCTCGGGGATGATCTCGTGATCGCTCAGCTTACGAATACGCATCTTGTGGTCGTGGAGACGTGCGTGGACGGGGATAAAATTTTCGCATTGCTTCCTGGTCCTGGCGCGACTTCTACTGAGGCTCCATGAGGCTTTCTAAATGCTCCGACCCTTGCCTGGACCCGTGCGACCCACTTGCTGACTGCTGCTGCTCGAAGTTTGCGCTTAAAAGCACAGTGCAGCGCGGCACCGTCTCCGGCCTTGCTTCATGTGTTGGGATTCAAAGCGTCACGTTGAGATGGCCGCTTCCGCTTCCAAGGTGTGTTCTCGATAGGGCTGGTGCTACAACTGCCTCGGAGGTGACTGTTGAGGCATATCTGTCGGGCGTGGATGGAACTCCGGATGCTACTGTTTCTGGAGATGTAGGAGAGATAGTATTCACTCGCGATGAATTGTTCGGCTCCGGCGAGCCTTGTGGGGCTTGCCTTAACGACCTCAGCCTGGATATGTGGATTGTCGTCCGCGATGGGGGCGGGCAGGAAGTGATGCGGTGCCCGGCCTGCCCGGAAAGCTGCGATGAGAGTTTTCCCTCCGTATCTCCATCGGTTCTGCCTCCGAATAATCACTACGCGTGCGAGCTGGATGTATTCGCGGTCTATGCCTCGACAAGCCTTCCCGGTTACGTGTCGCCCGCAGACATGGGGCTGAACGGCGCGACGTTCGACGGGGTGTTCTCTTTTGACGTCACTGCGACCGTCAAGGTATTCAACTCCACCCCGGAGGATACTGGAAAGATCAGGATCTACATTGAGCCGTATCCTGGATACACCTATAATATTCCTCCTGGACCTGGCGGGGTTGGCGGTGGGCTGCATTACGTGGACACATTCATCGGAACCAGCGCCGAGGGCGGAGACAGTCCGGTGCCGGGAGACGGAGAAGTGACGTT